ACCATCGTCTCCGTCTTGCCCGACCCGGAGGCGGACCGGCCGCTGGCGCACACGAAGTGGACAGGCGTCTCCGGGTCGGGCAAGACGGAGACGATGGTCACGGCGATCCTCCAGATGCGCGAACGCATCGACGTCGTGCCGATCGTGGGCGACCCGGCCAAGTTCGAGCAGTCTTTCGGCGACGTCGAGGACATGCTGGGACTGGCCGCCAAGGACGAGGACGAGGTGAAGACCCTGGTCGTCAACCTCAAGCGGGTCATCGGGTACCGGTCGGGCCTGTTCGCCTCGCTGACCAGGGCAGACGGCGGCGTCGGCTACAAGCAGTGGGTCTCGGAGATGTGGACGCTGCACCGCATCCCGCTGGTGTTCGTGGACATCGAGGAGGCGGCGGACATCGCCGTGGAGATGGACGAGGAGCTGGACGAGCTGCTGCGCAAGCTGCGGTCCATCGGTGTCCACATCTGCCTGTCCATGCAGACCATGCCGCACGACAACATCAGCCGGAAGACCCGGGCGGCCCTCGTGCAGTCCGTCGCCCACGGCCAGAACGAGGACCAGGACGCCAAGTACTCCCTGCACCGGGACACGCTGGAGGCGGGCGCCGACCCGACGAAGTGGCGCAACGACAGCCCCGGCAGCCTGTATGCCGAGGTCGTGGGCACGGACCGGGCCCACTGGCCCATCGACGGCCGGGCGCCGAGGCGCACCGCCAAGGACACGCAGGAGGCCCGGGAGTCCTCGCGGCAGTTCTGGGCGGAGCTGGACGAGGGGACGTACCGCATCCTCGCCCGGGGCATCGCCGACGAGCAGCCCGAGCGGGTGTCCCCGGCCGCGCAGGCGGTCGCGGAGAGCACGGTGGACGACGACTTCACGGAGGTGCGGGACATGTCTCTGACCAGCGACGGAATCGACACGGGGGAGCCGCTGGCCGCCCCCGACGGGCTGTCCCTCACCTTCGCCGACCCCATCGTGGACGAGGGCCGGATGACCACCGAGGACGCGCGGGCGGAGCTGCTGAACCGCATCAACATCCTCGCGTCCGGCGAGGACCACGAGGTCACGTTCCAGGCCCTGGAGGACATCCCGGGGCTGGTCGGCCGGTCGCGCGGGTGGGTGTACGACGAGCTGGAGCGGCTGGCCGACGACGGCGTGCTGCGCCGGCTCACGCCGCCCAACACCCGGGCCGTCTACGAGATCACGGGGAACGTGTTCGCGGAGGCCGCCGCTGCGGGATGAGGTCGTGAGGCGCCGCGTCAGGGCGGGTATCCGGGGCAGTCAACCGGGTGCCCGCCCTGACGTTTGCCGGTGTGTCAGACAGGTGTCGGAGGGTCATCCGGTGGGGCACACTGACTGTGTCGGCCCGTCACACCGTCAGTCGGCGATCATGCCTGACGGTGCCGGGCGCGTCAGTCGGCTGTCGGCCGACCGGCCGAACGACCTCCGGCCTTGGGTCTCTCTCTCGCCCTGTCGGCCGGCCGACACGACCAAGGAACTCTGACAAAGGATCACTGACATGAGCAGGAACACTCGCTGCGCCGCCCGTTGCGACGCCTCGCCCGTCATCCTCAAGCCCGTCCCGCTGTGCGTCCTGCACAGCCTGGAAGTCGCCTCGGAAGTCGTCCCCGGGATGCTTCAGGGCTCCCTCCGTCTCGCCCGGCGGGAGGCCGCCGCGAGCCGCAGTCCGGGAAGCCTGGCCGCCGTCGCCGCGCCGCCGGACACGGTGCACGAGGACAGCCGTCCCCGGCCGACGCGGGTGGAAGCCGAACGCCTCGCCGCCGAACGGCTCGCCGCCCTCCGGGCCCGGGGCATCGAGCGGGTGGTGCCGCGTCACTTCAAGGACATCCCCGCCATGACCGGCCGGTCCCGCCCGTGGGTCTATATGTGGCTCAAGGCCCGGGTGGCGGAGGGCGTGCTGGTCGACGACACCCGGGGCGGGCAGGCCGGCTACCGGTTCGCCGCGTAGGGGTTGTGCAGCGGCAGAACCTATGGTTTAGTTAATTCATCGAGACCGGCTGATGGAGGAACTGATGAACTGGACCGTCGAGACGCTTCGCTCGGGAGTCGCGCTGGAGGTCGCCGCCGACGACCACGGGACGATGGGCGTTCCGGGCACGTGGCACCGGGTCCGCCAGGGTGACCGCGTCTCGCGGCCCACCCGCAACCGGGGCGACGCGCTCCGACTGTTCCAGCGCAAGGCGTTCCTGGCCTCCGGTGCCTGACCGCACCGCACGACCCGAAGCCCCGAAGCCCCGGAGCCGCAACGGCCCGGGGCTTCGTCGTTAGCCGCCTGATTGGGCCGCTCACGGCCGTGGTACAACTAATTCGGGGCCCCTGCCGGGGCCCTTCTGCCCAAGGAATCAAGGAATGATGACCATGGAGATAGAGCGGAGGCATACCCCCGTCCCCGGCGAGCTGCTGGAGTACCTGCGGGCCAACCCGACGGCGGCGCAGGCTGCGGCCGACGGCGGGGTTCACGTCCACGTCCACCACCATTACGAGGCCGCGCCGGCCGTCCCCGCCGGGGCGATCGTGCACCAGGGCCCGGAGCGGACGGCGGCGGAGAAGATGATCCCGTGGCTGTACGCGGCGCTGCTCGCCTGCGTCGTCCTGACGCTGTGCGCGCTGGTGCTGGCCACGGTGATGGTCATCGCCGTGGTGGTGCTGGCCGCGCTGGTGCTGCTCGGCCTGGTGGTCGCGCACATCATCAACTCCCACGCCGGCGCCGTCGAGGCGAAGGCCAAGGCGGAGGCGCTGGCCGCGAAGGGCACGCACCGGAGGCGGTGATCACAATGGCGCCGCCTGCGGCTGAACCCCGGAGACCCTGAGTCTCCGGGGTTCTTCGCGTTCGGGGTTGCGGGCCGACGGACGCCTATGGTTTAGTTAATTCATCGGAACCACGGACCAAGGAACGAGGAACCGACCATGTGGCACACGAACATCGGAGTGGCGGACCCCGACGGGGCCGTGCGGACGGCCTTCCCCACACGTACCTTCTTCACCGGGGCTGGGGCATTGGGCGAAGTCGCCGACTTCACCCCCGCGCAACACCTCCAGGGGGTCGCAGCCCATGAACTCGGGCACTTCCTCGTCAACTGGAGGCTGGGCGCCCGGATGGCCCGCATCTCCGTCCGGGAAGACCCCGGCAACGTCATCCCGAGCGGCGCCGTCTCCTTCGTCCACCCGGACGGCGACACGGCGCGTCCCGTCCTCGTCGGCGGCGCCGCCGGGGAACGGGCCTACGACATCTGGCTCCGCGAACAGGGTCTGTGGACCCCGGGCCGCGCCGTGTGCGGGGAACTCCAGGGCGAGTCGGACCGCCGGGCAGCGTTGGAGGCTGACCCGACGATCACGTTTGACGGTGGACCGAACGACTACCGCCGGTTCCAGAACGCGGCCGACGAGATCCTGAGCGACGTGTGGCCGCTGCTCCTGCGCGGCCTCGGACACTTCACCGACTTCGCCGAGTACACCGGCGACGCGATGTGCGGCCTGCTCGGCATCGACAACAACCCGCCCGCCTGACCAAGGAACGAGGAAGCGATGACCACGAAGCACAACCACGCTCCGCGCTTCGGCCAGAAGTTCGACGGCTGCCCGCGCTGCGACGAGCTGAAGGCAGGTGCCGCGCCGGTCCGCTGGGGCAACGGCCGGACGGAGAGGGGGCGCACCGGCGGCTACCCGACCGACGCCGAGGTCTCGAACCACTTCGCTCCGGGCGGCCCGCACGAACGCGGCGCGTGCGGGCCTGTCTGCACCTTCGGGGACTGGTGACCATGACCAAGCCCCGCCCCGGCGCCGTCCGGATCGTCTCCTTCGGCTACGGCCACGGCGACGCCCCGGCCGCCCACCTGACCCTGGACCTGCGGGCCCACTTCCGGGACCCGCACGTCAGCCCGGCCATGCGCGAGCTGACCGCCGCAGACCGCACGGTGCGCCGTGCCGTGCTCGGCACGCCGGGCGTCAAGGCCCTGCTGGCCGCCACGGTGCGCGCCGTCCGGGCGTACGACGCCGGCCCGTCCGCCCGGGACACCGTCGTCGCGGTCGGCTGCACCGGCGGCCGTCACCGCTCCGCCGTCGCCGCCAACGTCCTCGCCCGACGCCTGCGCCGTCGGGGCCACGTGGTCACCGTGGAGCACCGCGACCTGCACCGCCCCGTCATCGCCCGCTGACCGCCGGCCGGTTGGTCGCACAGCCCCGGAGCCGTATGGTTCCGGGGCTCTCGTCGTCTCCGGGGTTGTCCCCTTCGGAACACCTATGATTTAATCAATTCATCAGCAACACCGACCAAGGAACGAGGGACCATGGACCGTCGCAACGTCACCGGCCACGCGGGCACCGTCCACCAGGGCCTGCTCAACTCGCACACCGGGTTCTTCATCGACGTCGCGTGCGACGCCGGCCGCTACGCCGTCGTCCGCCACTACGAGAAGCTGGACCCGGCCCGGCTCACCGAGGACGCGCTGACCTGCCCCGGCTGCATGGCCGCCGTCGCCGGCGAGAAGACCCACCCGGCGGACCTCGCCCGCCAGTGCGCGGACGCGGTCATCGCCGACGCCGACCGGCGCGGCTACGTGCCGCCGCTGGACAACGAGGCGCTGCGGCTGGCCTTCGTCCACCTCGCCCCGGACAGCGGGGAGCTGCGGCCGGTGTTCGAGCGGCTGGCCCGGGGCGTGTACGACCCGGAGAACCACTACCGCACCGAGCCGCTGTACGACCTGATCCAGGAACACCTGACGGACGACCTCACCGCGCGGGCCGGGGTCGTCCCGGAGGGTACGCCCGGGGTGTTCATCAGGTACACGCGCTTCACCGGTGGCAGCGTCCAGGTCCCGGTCGGCGTCGGCGACCGGCTGGTGAAGGACGGCATCGCCTCCGGGCACTGGGACCGCTTCACGGTCCTCGTGGTCGAGCGCGGCGGCATCATCGCCCAGTCCGACGACGGGTGGACGAACCGCTTCACCCGCGACGAGGTGCGCCGGTTCTTCGCCTACAAGACGGACCGCGCGCCGCAGCCGGCCACCGTCTGACCCGCCGACCGACCGAAGCCCCGGAGCCCTCGCGGCCCGGGGCTTCGTCGCGCCGGTGAGCCCGGGAGCGCAGCGACCGGTGCGGTGATTCAGCGAATCCTCGGTACGGTCCGGCGCATGACGCAGACCACCCCGCCCCTGGCGGTCCTCGTCCCCACGCGGGGACGGCCGCGAAACGCCGCCCGTCTCCAACAGGCGTTCACCGACACAGGTTCCCTCAACGCAGCCCTGATCTTCGTCGTGGACGCCGACGACCCCGAACTCCCCGGCTACCGGGAGCGCGCGGGGGTCGGCGAGATCGCGCACCTGACCGTCCACGACGGCGAGGGCGGCACCGGCATGTCGGCCGCCCTGAACCACGCGGCCGGCCGGTTCGCCGGCGAGTACAGCGCGCTGGGCTTCATGGGTGACGACCACCTGCCGCGCACCGCCGGGTGGGACGCGCACGTCCTCGGCGCGCTCGCCGGACCCGGCCCGGCCGTCGTCTACTGCGACGACCTGCTCCAGGGCGAGGCCCTGCCGACGGCCGCGTTCATGCCGTCCCGGCTGGTGCGGGCGCTCGGCTTCATGGCGCCGCCGGTCCTGCGGCACCTGTACGTCGACAACTTCTGGCAGGAGCTGGGCCAGCGCCTCGGCGGCCTGCGGTACCTGCCGGACGTCGTCGTGGAGCACCTGCACCCGGCGGCGGGCAAGGCGGCCATGGACGAGCGGTACGCGGCCGTCAACGCCCCCGACGCCGACGCCGCCGACCGGCGCGCGTGGCTGGACTTCCGGGACGGCACGGGCCTCGCCGGGGCGCTGCGCCGCGTGCGCGCGGAGTACGGGACGGCGGCGGCATGAGGGCGCTGGTCACCGGCGACAGGGGCTTCCTCGGGAGGCATTTCGCGGCGGAGCTGAGGCGGCGCGGGTACGACGTGACCGGCCTGGACACGAAGGCGTCCTCGGCGCAGGACTGCCGGGCCTTCTTCCGACGGCAGCTCACCTACCGGAACCCGCCGTCCCCGACGTTTGATCTCGTCGTGCACTGCGCGGCGGTCGTCGGCGGCCGGTCCACCATCGACGGCGACCCGCTCGCCACGGCGGAGTCGCTGAGCATCGACGCGGAGATGTTCCGGTGGGCGGCCGTCGCGCGGCCCGGCCGGGTGCTGTACTTCTCCAGCTCCGCCGCCTACCCGGTGTGGTTTCAGACGAAGTGGTCGGCGCGCAGCGGCTACCGGCTGCGCGAGGACGACGTGGACCTGGACGTGGTGCAGCAGCCGGACCAGGTGTATGGCTGGTCCAAGGTGACCGGCGAACTCCTCGCCGCCCGCCTCCGCGACAGCGGGGTGCCGGTGACCGTCGTGCGGCCGTTCTCCGGGTACGGCGAGGACCAGGACGAGGCGTACCCGTTCCGGGCGATCCTCGGCCGGGTGCTGCGCCGGGAGGACCCGTTGGAGGTGTGGGGCAGCGGCGCGCAGGTGCGCGACTGGATTCACGTGGACGACGTCGTGGCCGGGGCGCTCGCTGTCGCCGAGGCGGGCACGACGGAGCCGGTGAACCTGTGCACTGGACGGGGGACCTCGTTCCTCGATCTCGCCCGGACGATGGCGGCGGTCGCCGGGTACGCCCCGGAGGTCAAGCCGCTGCCGGGGCGGCCGGCGGGCGTGGAGTACCGGGTCGGCGACCCGGCCCGGATGCACCGCTACCACCGGCCCCGGGTCCGGCTGGAGGACGGCATCTGCCGCGCGCTCGGGGTTGTCCAACCGGCCGAGTGATGGTTTAATTAAGTCATCGCACGACCGACCAAGGAACGAGGGACCCATGACCGACACCCACGACCGCCCGATGCTGCGGAACGCCCGCGAGGCCGCCGACAGCTACCTGCTGCACAAGGTGGTGGACGACGGCATGGCGTCCGGCGTCGCCCAGAACATGGCCACCGTCGGCTTCGCCACCGCCGCCCGCACCCTGTCCACCCTGCGCACGCGGGACGGCCTGAGCGAGGACGCCATTGAGCAGGGGTTCCGGCGCAAGCTCGCCGAGGCCCGCGCGGCCGGCGACGAGCAGCGCGTCATCGCGGCCGAGTACACCCTGGCCATCTGGGGCGGCCTGCGCACCGACCTCGCCGCCTACCTCGGCAGCGTCGGCGAGTGATCCGCCCGCCCCGGGTCCGACGGCCCGGGGCTTCCCTGCGACCAAGGAAACGAGGAACCGATGAGCCAGACCACCGACGTGACGGCAGTCGTCCGGGAGATCAGCCACGAGGTCCGCGTGAACCTGCCGGACCGGCCGGTCGTCAAGACATTCACCGGAGGCCGTCGGAAGGCGTACGGCCTGCGCATCCAGTACGGCATCCGCCAGGACGTCTCCCGCGTGGACATCACTGTGGAGTTCCACAACGCGGCGGAGCACTTCCCGCCCGTGATGGAGATGCCCGAGTGGATGCGCCGGATCGTGGAGGACAACCGGCCGCGCGACGTCGACAGCCCCGACAGCAACCGCCGTACCGGCATGGGCGGCTGGCCGCTCCCGGCGCCGTGACCCACCCGCCCCGGGCCGTCGGGCCCGGGGCTTCCCTGCGACCAAGGAAACGAGGAAGCCATGGCAACGCAGTTCGACCCGCCGCGCTACACCTGGAACGCGGCCACCGCCCGCGAGGCATTGGAGATGCTGGAGGCCGCGCGGGACCTGATCGACGCCCACCTGAAGACCCTCGCGCCCGGAGGCACCGGGCGGTTCGAGGCGTCCCGGACGGCGTCGGTCGCCCTGACCGTGACCCTGGACCTGTCCGGCCTCGTCCGGGCCGTCAACGACAAGGCGACGGTGGAGAACCTGGAGACGGCGCTGGACCTGCCCGCCGACACCACCTGCTGGTGCGGGGATGAGAAGCGCCCCGGCGACGACCACACGCTGTGCTACCCGGGCATGTGGCGAACAGCGTGACTCGGCGCCCCGCTCTCGCCTGGGACCCCGAGGCGGACCCGTTCGGCCCGTGGGAGTACGTGGAGGCCGGGGACCTGTGCCGGGGCCACGGTGACGGCTGCATGTGGAGTCGCTGCACCGGGCGGGAGTCCACCTGCCGGTGCTGCTGTCCGGTCTGCCTCGGCGAGACGCCCGAGGACTACGGATTCGACGGCGACTGGTGACCACCGGCCGCCCGACCGAGGAAACGAGGAACCGATGCCCAGCTACACCCTGACCCGCACCCTGCCCGACGGCACGGTGAGGGCCAACCCGACCCCACTGCGCACGCTGCGCGAGGTGGAGTTCGCCGTGGCGTACTGCCTGATGGACAACTCCCGCGTGCCGCGCGGCGAGGCCCGCCGGTTCGCCGCCGACTTCGCCCACCGTCCGGCCGGCGAGCAGATGAAGCACGAGGGCAGTGGCTACGCGTTCCGCGTGGACCGTGTGTAGAAATATTTCGACACGGAGCCCCGGCGACCCTCGCGGTCCCGGGGCTTCGCCGTGTCCGGGGTTGCCCCGCTGGCCCGCCTTATGATTTAATCAATTCATCGACGGGGTTGACCGCTGACAGACCAAGGAACGAGGAACACATGGACGCGAACGCACTGCGCGAGGCCGTGACAGCAGTCCAGGAGAAGATCAGCCGCATGTCGGACGAGGCCCTGAGCGTGACGTGGCTGACGTCCGAGACGCTGCCGATGAGCGAGGAACTGGCCGTCACGCGGGGCTGGCTGATAGACGAGCTGGAGAAGCGCATGGGGCCCGACAAGTTCGACGCCTGGCTGTTCACCGACGCCGACGCCGTGGACCCGTTCCCCTTCCTGCGCCGTCGCGCCTGACCACCCGCCGGGCCCCGGCGCCGCGTTGGCGATACCGGGGCCCTGCCCCACCCTGACCGAGGAACCGAGGACGGAGGAAGCCATGGACCGGATCTGGCGCGACGCCCGCAGCATCGACGAGGTGGGCGCGGCGATGGCCGGCTGGCTGGAGGGCCGCATCGACGCGCGGCCCGGGTACGGCGCCGCGCGGCCGGACGAGGAGACGGCGCACCTGGTGCCGGTGCTTGCCCGGCTGAACCGGCGCGGCTACGTCACCACCGACTCGCAGCCGGGTATGGACGCCGAGGCGTTCGACGGCCGCCGGTGGGAGCAGCGCGCGGCCGTGCAGGGCTGGATCGCCGGCGGGGACCCGCTGCTGCGGCTCCTCGTACGGACCGCGCGGGCGGCCGGGCTCATCGTCACCGCGTACGGCCCCGGAAGCGCTGTGGGGCCGTCTCGCGGCCTGCTGGCGACCCGGTGGGGCGGCGAGCCGCACACCGGCTTCGGAGGCCGTCCCGGCCGCCTCCAGCTCGGTTCGGAGCTGCCCGGCATCGGCCGCCGCGCCCGCCGGGGGCTGATCCGTGAGGGCGTGCTGCTCGCCGTCATCGACCCCGTGTGGGGCCGGGACGGCCGGCTCTGGCCCGCCTTGGACCGGGCCATCGACTTCGCGCACGACGACCAAGGAACGAGGACAGCATGACCACGACCGACACGCAGACTCTCCCGCAGTCCGCCGTCCCGGCGGCACTGGACCGGGGCCACCTCTACAGCCCGACCCTGTCCCTGACCCGGTACGCGCTGGACCCCGGCGTCCACTACGACTACCGGCCCGGCGACCTGTTCGAGCCGATGCCCGAGACGCCGCGCGGAAACCCTGCGGACTACCGCCGGTGGTGGGAGGGCGCGGCGATGGTCGAGTCGCCCGACTTCCTCGGGCTGCGCGCCGGCGACACGGTCACCATGCACAGCCTGCACGGCGACCACTTCCCGGTCGTCGTGGCGGCCACGTACCGGCACCACGCGTCCGTCCGGTACGAGCTGCCCGGTCTCTGGTCGGACACGGTCCGGACCGTGCAGACGTACGTGACCCGCCGCAACGCCGACGGCCAGTGGTACTGAGGGGGACACCGTGAAGGGAAGCATGCGCGAGATCCGTGACATGGAGGAGCGGGCCCTGGCCCTCGCTGTCCAGGTCGCCGAGCTGCTGGACGCGATGGACCAGCTCGCCCCGAGCGGGACCCGGATCGTCGCCGGCCGCATCGTCGGCCCCGGCGTGGAGGTCCGCCGCACAGCCAACGGGTTCACCGCGCGGTCGGCCTGACTGCCAGCCGCACCAAAGCCCCGGAGCCGCGTTGCTCCGGGGCTTCTTCGCGTCCCGGGGTTGCCCCCGTCGCGAGTCTATGATTTAATTAAGTCATCGCCGGGAGGACCGGCGACAGACCAAGGAACGAGGAACCGACCATGACGCAGACCTCCCGCCTCCGCCGCCGGATCGTCGCCCAGCGCTCCGCCGCCACCCGGCTGGCCCGCTCGCTGCACCGAGGCCGCGCCCTCGCCACCCACGCCCTCGCGGCCGGCGTGGACGCCGAGGCGGCCGAGGGTGTGGCGAACGGCCTGCGCTCCGTGGCCAAGCGCCTCGGCGTCGAGCCCGTCAAGGTCGTCCGCCGCCACCGCACCGTGCGCGGCTCGGAGAGCCGGACCCGCCGGACCTACCACTACACCGCCGCACAGGTGGACGTCCTGCTGCGGAACTACAGGCCGCGCAAGGCGGAGTACAGGGCGGCCGTGGTGCTCATGGTCCTGGCCGGCGGCGCCCCGGTGACCGTCCGCCAGACGGTGCGCCCGGCGAAGACCCGCGAACTGGTCAGCGCCTGACCGACAGACAGACCCGGGGCCGTCGACCGGCGGCCCCGGCCCACCGAACACGAGAGGAACCGACACGATGACCGGACCCGAGCACTACCTGGAGGCCGAACGGTTTCAGCGCCAGGCCGAGACGTGGGAGAACGCGGACACCGGCTGGAAGGCGGACATGTCCGGAGAGGAGCGGATCGCCCGGCGTACGGCGGACCTGACCGCCGCCCTGGTCCACGCGACCCTCGCCGGCGCTGCCGCCACGGCGCTGGGGTCCTTGTCGAACGGGATGCCCGGCGAGGACTTCGCGGCGTGGAACGAGGCCGCCGGGGTGCCGACGTTCCCGGGGAACGCCTCCGCGCGCTGAACGCCGCCCGGGGGCGCGGCCGGTGAGCCGTCCGCGCCCCCTGTGAGGCAGCTCAGTCCGAGCGCCCGACCAAGGAATGAGGAAGATCATGGCAGTGGTGTTCACGTCGCCGGCGGGCCACCCGCGCGGCGTCAAGCCGGCCGAGGCGAAGGCGCAGGAGATCCGCAGCAACGGCGGACAGGCCGAGGTGCGGATGGACCCGGCCAGCGACACGTTCCGCGTGCACGTCCCGGACGAGGACTGACCGCAGAACCTGTGCCCCGGGGTTGTCCGCCCCGGGGCTTCATGGTTTAATTAAGTCATAACGGCCGTTAGGTCGGAGACCAAAGACCAAGGAAAGTAGGGCCCCATGACCAGCTACTCCGTGGAGCGACCGGTGCGGCGCAAGCCGTCCGGCCCCGCGTCCCGCGTCCGCCCCGGGCTGGTGCACCTGCGCCCCGGCGAGGCGACGATGGGCCAGCCGGTGACCATCCGCACGCTGGACGAGGACGGCGACGAGGTGGAGTTCCCGGCCGTCTACGTGCGCACCGACCGCACGCACCTGTACTGCGCCAAGGCCGGCGAGGAGCAGTCCCGCCGCTACCGCCCCTCGCAGGTGTTCCCGCGCCGGGAGACCTACCGCCGCTGGACCGTCACGCTCCAGCACAAGGCGATGGCGGAGGACGGCAGCCGGGACAGCCTGCTGCCGGTGTTCGTCTCCGCACGCACCGAGCTGGAGGCGCGGTACGAGGCGCTGAAGCAGGTGCGCGCCCGGTTCGGCGCGCGGGCCAACTTCCGGTTCACCCTCCACTCCGTGAAGCGGGCGAGGTGACATGGCCGTCGACACACTGTCCCGCCGGGCCCTGCTGGAGATGAAGCGGGACAACGACTACGCGCCCCGGTACAGGGTCTGGCCGCCCGAGGGGTACACCGCCCCGACGGCGGAAGAGTTCGCCGACCTGCTGCGGCGGGCCAAGGGCTACCGCACTTCGCCGGCGTTCCGCTCGCAGTGGGAACGCCTGGACGACGCGACGGTGCTGCGCCGGGCGCAGCTCTGCGAGCTGACCAGCACGGTGTTCTCCGGTCAGGACAAAGGCTTCGTCTACGACTACGCGCGGGCCCTGCGGGCGGAGATGAACCGGCGAAAGATCGTGTTCCGGTCCATCGCCATACTGCGCTGCCAGTCGTGCAGCCACGCCACGGAGCGACTGTTCGCGAAGCCCTCCGACCTCCCGGACCGGAAGGACGCCGCCTTCTACTGCGCGCGGTGCTGGAGCGGCTACACCCTCGGCGACCTCGCCGACGGCCTGGCCGACGAGGACGACGAGGCGGAGGACGAGGGATGAACGGCGCGCAGGTTACCGAGATATTCGCGGGCGTCGGCTTCAGCGAGGTGCTGCGGCCCCTCGGCCTGCACGGCCCGGGGCTGGAAATGGACCCGGCCGCCTGCGCCACCCGACGGGCCGCCGGGCACTGGACCATCGAGTGCGACGTCACCCGGCACCCCACCGAGCCGTTCGCAGGCACGGGCGGCCTGGTGGGCGGGCCGCCCTGCCCGCCGTTCGGCAAGTCCGGGCGGAGGCTGGGCCTCACCGACCTGCCGCTGGTTCACGAGGCCATCGACAGTCTGGCCCGGGGCCGGGACACCCGGGCCGCGCACGCTGCGGGGTGCCTGGACGCCCGGTCCATCCTGACCGCCGAGCCGATGCGCTGGCTGTACGACCTGCGCCCGGCGTGGGTCGTCCTGGAGCAGGTGCCGTCGGTGCTGCCGGTGTGGGGGCACTACGCGGAGATTCTGGGCGACTGGGGGTACAGCACGGCCGCCGGCGTCCTGCACGCCGAGCGGCACGGCGCTGGGCAGAAGCGGCCTCGCGCCCTCCTGCTGGCGTCCCGGGTGCGGGAGGTGTCACTGCCCGCGTCGACGCACGGCGGGCCGGGACAGCCGCCGCTGGTCGCCATGGCGGACGTCGTCGGGTGGGGGTACACCCGCCGCCCGTCCCCGGCGGTGACCGGCGGCGGGGTCTACACCGGGGGCGCGGAGCCGTTCGGCAACGGCTCCCGGCAGGCCATGCGGAAGGTCATCGGCACTGACGCGTGGCGGGACCGGGCGCCGCTGTGCGTGCAGTGCGCGGAGGGCGGGGAGCGGGACCCGGCCGAGCCGTGCAAACACCTGCGGCCGTCCCTGGCCGAGTGCGCGGCGCTCCAGGGGTTCCGGCCGGACCTCGTCTTCCTCGGCAGGTCCGGCCAGCGGCACCTCCAGGTCGGCAACGCCGTTCCGAAGGCCCTGGCGCTCGCGGCCGTCCTCGCCGCGTCCGGTGTCGGCGAGCGCGGCGAGGTGCTGGCGGCGTAGCCGACTGACAGGCGTGGATACGCTCCGTCGGCCGCTACATGGTGACGCCCGCCTGGGACCGCATCATCCGCCCGCTGTCCCCCTGAACGACCGACCGCCCCACCCTGAAGCCCCGGAGCCCTCGCGGCCCGGGGCTTCGTCGTGCCCGGGGTTGTCTTCCCCGGCACCCTATGGTTTAATTAATTCATCGGGGCGCTGGCCGGGCGGACCGCAGACCAGGGAACGGGGAACCGACCATGACCGAGACGTTCGAGCCGGTGGACTTCAGCAACGTGCACGAGGGCGACCGCGTCCAGTTCGTCACCAACGAGAACGGCTACGGCGGGCGCGGCTGGTACGAGCGCACCGGTGCGGTCGTCAAGGTCACCGAGAAGACCGTCCGAGTCGAGTGCGACGACGCACCGACACGCGTCAAGCGGGACGTCGCGGTCCTGCGCCGGAATGACTGGCACCCGCGCTCCGTGCGCAAGGCCGCCACCGAGCAGCCGGCCCGCCGGCCGTACAACGCGGAGAACGTGCGGATCGTGGACGCGGGCGTCGTCGTCACCGCCGTGTGGTGCTCCGACCCCACCGTGGACCCGGCGGTCGCGCTGGAGAACATCCTGCACCGTGACCTGCCGTACGAGGTGGAGGTCATCGCCGAAGCCAGCTGGTTCTTCAAGAACGAGGGCGCCTACTTCTCCGGGTGGGTCGTGGGCAGCAGCGACCCGATCCCGAACAAGCGCGAGGCGCTGCGGGAGCTGCGCCGCTGCATCGCCGACCACTTCACCCGCGACTGAGGGATGAGGCACAGACGATGGCTGTTAGGACCCTGCGTCACCTCGGCAGCAGCGTGTACGCCACCAGCGACGGCCGTTACCGGCTGGAGCCGTACAACGACGACACCGAGGTGACGCGCGGCCGAGGCCCGAAGCGCTGGTACGTCATCGACACGACCGGCGCCGAGCCACCCCGCACCGGCTACACCGTCTCCCGGTTCCGCCGGGAGTTCTGCACCACCGCTCACTGACCAAGGAACCAGGAACGCAATTCCCGCCCCCGCCCGTATGATCCGGCGCCAGGGGCGGGGCAGGAGGGATAACGACCGTGACGACCAGTGTGCAGAGCCCGGACGAGCGCATCGTGGACCCGGGGTTCACCCGGGCCATGGACACCACCGAGACGGCGATAGCGGAGCTGCGCGGCCTCGGCGTGCCGATGGACCAGGCGATCGTCGTGGTGCAGCGCGTCTACAGCGCCGGCCGGGACCGGGGCCTGCACCTCGGCCTGCGGATGCTGGACGTCCCGGCCGCCGCGTCCTGACGACCACCGACCAAGGAACGAGGAACCGACTCATGACCGTCTACGCGCTGAAGCACCCCGACGGCCGCCGGCTGTACCACCTGCCGGTGCCGGACGCGTTCGGCCGGCCCGGGTTCACCGCCCGCGCCAAGTTGACCGGGATGTTCGCCGACGGCCGCCCGATGGCGGAGCTGCACGGCGACTGGTGGGCCACGGACCGCGAGGCCGTCCGGCTCACCGCCACGGCTCAGCCCCGGCCGAAGACCGTCGGCTACCGGCTGATCGACCCGAACGCGGAGTCCGTGCGCTACCCGGCCACCCTCACCGTCGAGGAGCGGAACGAGCGCGTGAGGGGCGACGAGGACGCGCTGTGGTCGTTCTACACGGACGTCACCGAGGAGCAGCCGCCGCTGGAGCACGTCTACGACGGCCCGGTGGTGTTCCTGGAGGGCCGGGAGCCGCCGGCACCTGACGAGCCGCAGTGGGTCGCGCAGCTCCCGTACATGCTGGCCGAGCGGACGGAGTACGCGCACCTGTTCCCCGGGCACATCCCTGGCCTGGCCGCCCACCTGATGGCCGTCTTCAAGGGGATGCCGCGCGTCGACTTCGTCTCCCTGAACTTCCAGAACAGGCCCGGCGTGCACGTGAGCCTGTACGTCCCGTACGACGAGCCCCGCACCGAGTGGCGTGCCAACACCGGACGCGGCGGCCGGCCGCTGAAGTCGGGCAGGCACGTGCCGGTGAAGGTCAACCGGCGTCTGACTCTGCCGATCCCGGACCGGGTCGCGGCCGACAACTACGCCGAGGCGCTGGAGCAGTGGCAGCAGCAGGTCACCCACTGGACGGGCGTGGTGGAGTCCGTGTCGGTCGCCGCGTGCAGCCACTGCGACGGCAAGGGCTACGTCTCGCACGGCGCGGAGCAGTACGGCCGCTGACGGCCGGCCAGACTCGCCAGGGTCCCGGGGTTGTGCGTCCCGGGGCCCTGTGGTTTAATTAAATCAATGGCCGGGTGGACCGGCCGGGAACGAGGAACCGACCATGAGCGCACCCCGCAAGGGCGGAGGCCACAGCAAGGGCCAGTCCATGCCGTACGCCGTCGTGTACGCGTGGGACGGCGACAAGCCGGTCCGAAACGCGAAGTGGACCCTGGGCGCGGCCGAGGCCGCGATGCTCGACACGCTGCGCGCCGCGAACGCGCGGGGCGGAGAGCTGGAGATCCGGGTCACCGACCGTGCGACCGGCGAGACCGTGGTGGAGCCGCAGCGCTGCGCCGTGTGCCGCGACCAGTGGGCCACCGAACTCGGCCGCACCGACGGCGGGTACACGCTGTGCGGCACCTGCGACGAGGACGACCTGTCCGCCGATGAGCCGGTGACCCCGGCCGCGCCCGAACTGTCGGCCCCGCTCCTCGCGGCCCTCCGGGCCAAGGGGCTGGACCCCTCCGCGCGGCCGGACGGCACGGTGACCGTGACCACGAACGACATCGACTGGACGCTGCGCCCGGAGCCGCACGCGGTCACGGGCGAGCCGTGCGGCGTGTGGTCGGCCGTCGGCCCCGTCGGCTCGCGCGGCATGTTCGGCGCGTCCAACGCGGCGGAGTTCATCGCCCAGCGCACCACCCCGTAGACCTGGCGCACGACGGCCGGGGCACCGTCGCCCCGGCCCCACCGATCACGGAAACGAGGAACCGACCATGACCAGGCAGACCGCCGCCCCGCTGGAACACGCCAGCCTGAACCCCTCAGCCCGTCAGGCGCGCGAAATCGCACGAACCGTCACCGAGGGGCACCTCCTGCTCAGCCCGCCGTACCAGCGCGGCAGCGTGTGGACGACCGACCAGCGCATCGCCCTGGTGGAGTCCTGGCTGCGCGGCCTGCCCGTTGGCGTTGTCATCCTCGCCGACCGGGCCACCGAGGAGTGGCGCACGGCCAACCCCGGCCGCGACCCGTACGAGACGGGCGGTGCCTTCTGGGCGGTCATCGACGGCCGGCAGCGACTCACCACCGCGTGCATGTGGTTCGCCGGCGAGTTCGCCGTCCCCGCGTCATGGTTCCCGACCGACCGCATCGAATTCACCGAGGACACCTGCGACGGCCCGTACGTCCGGTACACCGGTCTGACCGTGCCGGGGCAGCGGATTTTCGCCAACCGAGCGCAGTTCATGGTCGCCGAGACGAAGGCGTGCGCGACCGAGGCAGACGAGGCCAGGTTCTACCTGCTGGTCAACGGCGGCGGCACGCAGCAGACCGAGGCCGACATGGCCAACGCGGCCCGCGTCGCGGGTCACTGACCGCCGAGACGAGGAACGACATGAACAAGAACCTGCTGAAGGCCCTGGCCGAGATGGAGGACGGCGACGACCGGCCCGGTGTGAAAGCCCTGTCGACGTACGACATCCGTGAGTGGGCCGAGGACCCCCACGGGGGTGGTCTCCCCGCCGTCTCCGCCGACGCATTCGCCAAGTGGCTGGACGGAGTCTTCTACGACTGGAGCGAGGACGGCGAGACGACCAACGAGGACATTCTGAAGGGTGCGCGGGCTCACTGGGTCGGCGAGGCGTAGCACGACGGCCGGCCGGGAGCCGCGATCCCGGCACCGCTCGCAGGCTCACGGGCCTGCGGCACACGGGGCTGTAGCACAGTCAGGCAGTGCACCCGTGAAGCGCGTTCCTTGGTCGGTTCCCGCGCTCCGGGAGACTCCGGTTCGAGTCCGGACAGGCCCACCACCGACAGACCACCGACGACCAGGGAAGTGAGGAAGCATGAGCGCACGAGAGTGGGTCTACGCCCGGTTGACCGGGGCCCGCATCAGCCCGGAAGACGCGGCCCGGAAGCTGGACGACTACCACGAGGAAGCGCGCCGGGAGATCCTGGGCAGCGACCTGAACCCCTCCAGCCTCGTGCTGGACGCGCAGGCGTACCGGCGGCTGCGAGACGGCATCCAGGCCACGATGGCCGACCCGGACCGGTGGGACCAGGACGGGGCTGAGGACTCGATCCTGGCCGACTACGTGAAGTGGCTGGCCGACGGCAAGCCCGCGCGGGACGACGGCTGGGACGGGGAGATGCCTTCCCGGCAGACGCTGCCCGACGTCCTGCGGGGCGCGGCCGACCGGATCGACGCGGAGGACGTGCCGCAGACCGCCGAGGACACGGCCGACTTCTGTGACGGCGCCCGATGGGCCACGGCCCAACTGCGAGCCATCGCCGGCGAGGCGGACGCAGCGCCCGAGGACATCGGCTGGCTGCCCGACTGGCTGGCGGGGCTGGCCCGGGACCACGCCGCGTCGCTCCTGTCCGACGACGAGCGCGCGATCCTGCGCTACGCCGTGGGCCTCGCGCAGGAGCAGATGTTCTCGCGCGGTGACGAATTCACCGACGCCGACGAGGCGGCGCTGGAGTCGCTGAAGCGTCTCGCGGGCGAGGGGTAGCCATGGCGACGTACGTGAAGGCGTCCGACACGGACCCGTTGAACGTGGAGCCCCGACCTATCTGCAACGCGGGCTCACGGTTCGACCCGGAAGGGTTCCCGCTACCGGTCGGCGACGACCAGCCCCGCCGCTGGGTCCCGCTGTGGGGTGGTCCCTGCACCGCCTGTGGCACGCCCTGCTGACCCCGCACAGCCCGAAGCCCCGGAGCCCTCACGGCGCCGGGGCTTCGTCGTGTCCGCTCACCGCGTGAGGCGGTCGATCTTCCCGGCGAGGTCGCGGACCTGCGCGGCCAGCACCTGACCCCGTTCCGGATCGGCCTCCAGGGCGTCGGCGATGACCCGCCCGCGCAGCGCCCGGTGGGCACCGCGCAGCGCGGCCAGACCCTGTTCCAGCCGGACGAGTGCGCGGGCCTGCTCGGGGGTGTGCTCGGTCACCGGCTCCGCCGGCTGCCCCTCGGCCGGGGCGGGCGCGGGCGGCGGAAGGTAGTTGAGCCGGTCGGCCGCTCCCCGGATCGCCTTGACGGTGACCTTGTCGCCGGACTGCCGTGCGGCGGCGACCACCTCGCGCACGGCGACCTCCCCGTGGGCGGCGAGGACCGGGGCGAGGGCGCGGGCCTGCGACTCCACCGGCGCCGTGTCGAAAATTTTCGACATGACCAGCATGACCGGGGCGGCGTCGATGAGCTGGTAGGCGCGGGTGCGGTCCATGTCCCACCGCTGCCTGATGTAGTCCTCGAACGTCTCGTGCGTCAGCCGGAACAGGGTGTCGTCCCGGATCGCGCGCAGCGCCGTCCCGGCCTCCACGACGAACCGTGCGCGGGCCGCCTTGAGCGACCCGGCGGCCGTCTCCTGCGCCTCGGAGATGGCCGCCTCGAACGCGGCGAGACGCTGTTCGTCGGTGCCGGTGACGGCCGCCGGGTCGAGCGGCCGGGGTGCGAACGGGTCCGGCGTCTCGGGTTGCGCGGGCAGCAGCGGGTTGACGGCCGGCGCGGCGACGCGGGACCGGGCTCCGGTGAGCAGCGCGGCGCGGTCGACGCGGGGGCGTGCGGTGCTCACCGGGTCACCTCGTCCAGCAGCTCGCCGGCGAGCAGCGCCATGGGGCTGCCCTGCTCTATGCGGGGCGGGCGGCCGAACGCCTGCGCGTAGCCGTCGCGGCCGTCGCTGCGGGGCACCTCGGTACGCATCACGGTGAAGCCGGCGCCCGTCAGGTCTTCCCGCGTCTCGCGGGCGGAGGACGCGGAGCGGTTGACCATCGTCATGAGCAGCAGCAGCCGGGGCGGCACGACGCCGACGGCTTCCAGTTGCTCGACTGCCTTGAGCACCGAGCCGGCGCGCTCCAGCTCTATCGGGGTGGGCTGCACGGCGAGGACGACCAGGTCACTGGCGGCCAGCACGGCGAAGTGCGCGTTCCCCGACCGGCGCTCCCACGCCCCGGTGTCGATGAGCGCCAGGCCGTGGGGTGGGGTGAGCCGGCGGGCCTCGTCGGCGATGCGGGACGCGGCGGGCGCGCGGTAGACCGGGGCGCCGAGATCCGCGCTGTCCGACCAGGCGTACAGGCTGCCGTCCTCCTGCTCGCCGGGGTCGTCGGCGTCGATGCCGACGGCGGGGACGCCGGTGGAGCCCCAGTGCGCGAGCAGGTGACCACAGGTGGTGGATTTGCCGCTGCCGCCCTTGCCGATGACGCCGATGCGCCTGCCCTCGGCTGGTAGTCGTGTCATGCCTGTCTCCCGGTTCCTCGGTCGGTGGTCCGGGATGAGCGTAGCGAGCGCCGGGCGGGCTCCGCCGGAAGGGTCGCGGGTGTTGTCCCGGACGGGCGACTATGATTTAATTAAGTCACCGGGACGGACGGCCGGACCGGCAGACCACGGAACGAGGAACCGACATGCGGCAGACGACATGGGCCGAATGGGAGCCGGACGCCATGAGCGAGGCGGCGGAGCTGGAGGGGTACACGGACCTGACCGCGTTGAAGGTCCCCGAGCAGCGGCTGGTGGAGTCCATGCCGTACCACGCCGCGTTCTCCGACTACCGCTTCCACGTCGTCGGCTGCGCCGACTGCCGGCGCGACGACCGGGCGGACTGCCCCGAGGGCGAGGCCCTGCTGGCCGTCTCCCGCATCGGCGTGGACGAACAGCACCGCGCCGCCGCGCACAACTGATCGAACCGGAACCGACCAGGGAACGAGGAAGACATGACGACGCACGCGCAGGCACCCGAGACGGCCCCGGCCCGCTTCACCACCACCCACCGCGAACTGTCCGACGCGTTGAAGACCGTGGCGCTCGGGGTCGCCGCCAAGCCGCCCGTCCCCATCCTGGGCGGGGTGATGGCCGAGACGTCCGACGGCGCGCTCACCTTGCGCGCGTTCGACTACGAGACTTCCGTGTCCGTCCGCGTGGACGGCGGGACGGGAGGCGACGGGGCCAGCCTGTTCAACTTCTACGACGCGAAGGACGTCCTGGCCGCCGCTGTCGCCGGCGAGAAGACGGCCGTGGCCGCCCGCACGCGAGTCACCGTGGACGACGGGACGCTGTCCACGCCGGACCTGGCGGTGCCGCTCAACACGCTGCCGCTGGAGGAATACCCGGCCTTCCCGCCGGACGCCCCGGGGCAGGTGACCGTGAACGGCGCGGAGTGGTTCGCGCGGGTGGCCCGTGTGCTGCCCGCCGCCGCCGGCCGGGACGACATGCTGCCGGCGCTGACGTACGTGCACCTGCGCATCGCCGGCGGAGTGCTGCGCCTGACCGCCACCGACCGTTACCGCGTCACCGTGGGCGAGGTGGAGGCGATAGACGGAGGCCGGGCGGAGACTGCCGCACTGGTGCCCGCGTGGCTGCTGGAAAAGATGTCCAGGCTGCTGGGCAGGCACACCGGCCCGGTCACCGTCGGGGTGATGGACGACTGGGTGACGTTCACCGTCGGAGCGGTGACGGTGACGGTGCGTTGCCCGGTCGCGGCGGGGGACTTCCCGGACCTGTGGGGCATGCTCCCGTCGGGGGCGTTGCCGCTGGCCGTGCGGGTGGACCGTGAGGCCCTGACGCGGGCGGTCCGCAAGGCTCACGCCCTGTCCAAGGCCAAGGGTCTCAAGGCGCCGCACGTGCTGCTGGAGTTCGCCCCGGCTGGCGTGACCGTCTCGCCGGGCCTGGACGACGGGGTGCAGGACCGGGTGCGCGGGGTCGCCGTGGGCGGCGAGGCGCTGGCCGGCGGGAGCCTGGACGCCCCGATGGTGGTGAACGGGGCGTACCTGCTGGACGCCCTCGGGACGTTCAACGGTCCGGCGGTGGTCGTCCACGCGCGGACCTCGCTCAAGCCGTTCGTCCTCACCGACGGCGAGGCCGTCACCGGCGAGGGCTTCGTGCACATGCTCATGCCGGTGCGGCTCAAGCGCTGACCGCACCGTACTCAACTGACCGAACCAGAACCGAGGAGACGACGTGAGCAACGTAACCGAGGCCGTGGGCCGGCTGATCGCCGACTGGCAGGATGCCCGCGCGGCGCTGGCCGAGCTGGAGCGCGCCGAGCACCCGGACATCACCGACAGCCACGGCCGGGTGTGGACGTGGCGCGGGCGGGGCGACCTGTACCGGCACTGCGGCATCGCCGCGCCCGCCGACATGATCAACAACTTCGGGCTTCCGTCGCAGCGGTCACTCGACAATCCGAACTCCGACCCGTGCGGCATCTGCCTGGACGGCCGTGAGCGTCGCGCGCCCAAGTGCCGCCCGGAGTGGAACTGCTCGCACAAGTGGTGCCAGAGCTGACCGAACCGCCGAGGGCCCCGGGGTTGTCGACCTCGGGGCCCTTATGATTTAATCAATTCATCGGGCCGGACAGCCGGCCCGGCGGACCAAGGAACGAGGACCCGATGACCGACCCGCGCACCCTGCTGATGCGTCCCGTCGACCAACCGCTGTACGGCGAGGCCGCGAAGGCGGCCGGCCGGCTGCTGCGGCTCCCGGTGGACGAGCCGCTGTACGGCGAGGCCGCCCGCGTCATCGGCCAGGCACTGACCAAGGAATCGAGGAACTGATGCTGAAGTCGACGAAGCTGGGCGCGGCCATGTTGGCCGTCGGAACGACGAGCGCCCTGGCGGCGTCCGGCGCGGCCGAGGACCGCGCCGCCGTCCTCGCCGTGACCACGGGCCTGGCGTCCGGCGCCTTCATCGCGCTGGGTGCCACGACCCTGATCATCGGGTGGACCGCGCGGCGCCCGGCCGCCGAGGCGGACAAGCACTGACCGAACGAAGCCGGCGCCCCGGGGTTGTCTTCCCCGGGGCGTTATGGTTTAATTAATTCATCAGCCGGACACGCCGGCCGAGGACTACGGAAGAAGGAACCGACCATGCAGCTCTCCCGCCAGGACATCGTCACCGCCGCCGAGAACATCGAGCTGAGCGAGGACGACTACAGCATCCGCGAGTCGTACCCGGCCAGCTACGGCGAGACCTGCGCCGGCGTCGTCCTCCCCAGCACCGGCGAGGTGACCGAGTTCATGGTCTCGCTCGCGCTGCTGCTCGCCGAGGACGGCCGGGGCGAGGACGCGCGGGAGCTGGCCCGCAAGACGCGCACCGACTCGATGGGGTTCAGCACCATCGCCTACTGGGACGGCGTCGAGATCACCGACTGACCGCCCGGGGCCGTTAGGCCCCAACCCGCTCCCGTGGGATAACGGATGTCCGCCGGGCCCTCAACCCGGAAGTGCCGGATCGTGACCGGCCGGGAGCACTCCCCGCACCCCCGACCAAGGAAAGCAGGACTCATGGACGCACTCACGATCCCGGGGACGGTCCTGGGCGCCGCGCTGAGGTTCACGCCTCCCGAGGACGGCAAGCCGGCCATGACCGTGGAAGGGCTGTTCGCCGGGCAGTACACCACCGTGCTGCTGTCGGCCGACTGGCTGCTCCCGCTCGCGGCGTGGTTCGCCGGCGAGGCGCAGCCGGCCGCCCTCGGGGACCGGCCAGGCACGCTGTACGGGGCCAGCCTCGCCGTCCACGGCGACGAGACGGCCACCGTCTGGAACACGTACACCTGGGCTCGGCTGGAATGCCTCACGCCGTACGGCGACGCCCGGGTGGCCATCGGCCCGCGCGGCAAGGAGTACGGGACGTCCGTGCTGCTCCCGCCCGAGGGCCGCCAGTCGGCGGCGGCCTGGCTGCGCCGGACGGACGCCGAGGACTGGACGCCGCGCACCGCGACGGCCTGACCGGCCCGTTCGGCGATACGCACCACCGCCGGCACACTCCGAGCCGGTACGCCGTGGCCCCTCCCCCACCGGGCCCGGCGTCACAGCGCCCCGTCCGCACCCCACTGGACGGGGCGCTCGCACCACCGCATCACCTGACCAAGGAACAGGGGGCCCGCCATGGGCATCATCACCATCACGCACACCCGCGCCGACGGCACGCTGCTGGAAGGTTCCCGCAAGGGCGACGGCGTCCTGGAAGCCGTCCGGCCGCACGGCTTCCGCTGGTTCCCCTCGCTGGGCTGCCTCGGCATCCAGCGCTCCCGGGACCGGGCCGCGCAGATGTGGCGCATCAACGGCGCGAAGGACGCCCTGGAGGCCGCCGGGTGGACCGTGGACGTCGTCACCGACGAGGACACCGCGCGGCCGTTCGCCGAGGCGGAGGCCGACCGCGAGCAGCGCGCCGAGGACCGGGCGGAACGGCTCACCGGCGCGGCCGGCCGGGCGCAGGCCGCGTCCGAGGCGGGGTACCGCCGGGCGCGCGAGATAGCCGAGCACATCCCTCCGGGCCAGCCGGTTCTGCGGGGCCATCACTCGGAGGGCCGTCACCGCCGGGACCTCGCGCGCATGGACGCCGGGGAGCGGAAGTTCATCGGCGAGGGCCAGCGGGCGGAGCGGCTGGCCGAGCGGGCCGGGACGGCCGCCGGGTACAGCGAGCGGCGCAACGACCCGGCGCGCACCCTGCGGCGCATCGAGAAGCTTCAGGCGGACCGGCGCCGGGTGGAGCGGTCGCTGTCCCGGTGCACCCCGGGCTCCGACTACGCCGGCGAGCTGCGCCGTCAGCTCGCGGAGCTGGACGACCAGCTCGACCACTGGCGGGTCGTCGTCCGGCGGGCCGAGGCCGAGGGGTTCAAGGTCTGGTCCCGGGCCGACTTCACGCGCGGCGACTTCGTGCGGTACCGGGGGACCTGGTACGAGGTGCTGCGGGTCAACCCCAAGTCGCTGACCATCCCGCACATCCACATCGGCGTCGGGCGGGACGTGGTGCGCAAGGGGGACGGCGGCCGGCTGAGCGACTGGACGTGGACTGCCCGCTACGACGACGGGATCACCGGGCGCAGGGGCGCCGAGGAGATGGCCGCGCACGAGGAGCGGGAGCGGGGCGACCGCCCCGTTTGATCCTTTGGCCAGAACTCGACGGTCGGTGACAATCTGTTGACAGCCCCGTTCCTGACACCCGGGCGGGGCTGTCGCGCGTCCGCCCCAACTCCTGTTGACAATAAGTCAGTTGACCTCGCGGTACGTGCTCCCGGTGAACGATTCGTGAAGTCCTCCGCCCCTGAGCTGCGATGACTCACAATCGGAGACGCGTCTCTCACTTAGTGTGAGGGGCACATTTATCTACGTGTGTGCCGTTCCAAACCCGCGTGCACACCGCAATAGTTCAGTCTGAAAGTGTCACTGCGTCCGAGGAGTCAGATGGTGATACCGGTAACTGTCGGCGGGTACGCCGCGTCGGAGGTGCGCTGGCAGGACGACGCCCTGTGCAACGGGGCGCCGCTGGAGACGTTCGTCCCCGACAAGGAAGACGAGGCCGGTCTGGAGGCCGCGCAGACCTACTGCAACCCCTGTCCCGTCCGGGCGACTTGCCTGCGCTACGCCTTGACGTATGGTCAGCGTGGGTACTGGGGTGGTACGGACACGGCGGAGCGCAGGCGCCTGAAGGCGAAGAAGAACCGGGCCAAGTGCCCGTCGTGCGAGTCCCGGAGGGTGGTCGACATGGAGGAGAGCATGGACGCCCTCTGCCTGGCCTGCGGCGTCTCCTGGCTGACCGAGGCCGCCGCCCAGCCCCGCACCCGGACCACGGTCCGGCCGGTGGCCTGAAGGCCCTCCCCGCTGACATCGGGGAGGGCCTTCAGTAGGGACAACGTAGTGGCCGGGCGTCCCGCTCAGTGAGGGGGCGCCCGGCCTAGTTGAAGTAAATTTGCCCCCGGGACAAGATTTCCTTACGCCGCGTGCACGCCGCGCGCATCCTGCACGTCACGCGCCCGCGCCCACGCCTCGGCCCACCGCCACGCGTTCGCCGACAGCCGCAGGCCCTCGGCCACCTCCCGGCCGGCCTCCGCCCGCTCCGCCCGCAGGGCCGCCGAGCCGGTCAGCCGCCGCAGCTCCCGGTACCACCGGCGCGGCGTGTCGGCGAGGACCCCGGCGCCCCGTGCGTGCAGCCGCACGTACTCCGCACGGGGCGAGGCCACCCACGGTATGCCGAGGGCCGACAGCTCCAGCGGCTTGAGCCACGACTTGGCCCGGTTGAACGCGGTGTCCGCCAGCGGGGCGATGCCGACCCCGACGTCCCCCGCCACGGCGGCCGGCCAGCCGTGCACATCCACACCGGTGCGCCCCTGCGGGTCGTGGAACAGGCCGAACGCCACGCCCACCCCGGTCGGGTCGCCGACGACGCGGAAGTCCCCGCCCTCGGAGACGAGACGCGCGACGGCGCCGCCGAGGACGGCCGGGTCGTCCGGGTGGGAGGCGAGCGCGGCGGGCCAGCCGATGGTGTCGCGATCGACGCGGGGCACGCCGTAGTAGCTGTCCGGCAGGTGGTTGTGGATCACATGCCCCCGGCCGTGCCGGGCGTAGCGCTCCAGCAGCGCCGGGGTGGACACGGTGACCAGCGTGGCATCACGGCACGCGGCGGCAAGGTGCTGCCACGAGTGCCGCCGGACCTGCCGCGTGCGCGGGTCGACCCTCCCCGCGAAGCGGGGATGCATCGACTCGTACGCCGGGTTACGCGGGTGGACGGCTGCCAGGTCGTCGTCCACGTCCACCACCACGGCGATGCCCTTGGCGCGCAGCAGCGGCACCGCCTCCGCCATCCACTGGTGGGTGAGGCGCTGGAAGACGAGGACGTCCACGCCATCCACGTCCAGCACGTCTTCCACCCGGTCATCCGCGCCGATCTTCAGCTTCAGCCCACGGTCGGCGGGCGGGCGGATCTCCACGTCGTGGCCGGCCGCCCGCAGCAGCTCCGCCGGCCAGATGAGCCGGAAGTGCCCGCACCCGCCCGTGTCCGCCGGATAGACGACGACTCGCATTCCTCGGTCTCCGTTCCCTGGTCCACTGCCCGGCTACTGTCCGGTCCCGGCCTGTTCCCCCGCAGACCCCTTCACCCGCGCCGTACGACCCGCAGACGGCCGTTTGGGCTCCGGGGCGGACGTCCGGCCGCCGCCGTCCTCCACGGTCCGCAGACGGGCCTCTACGGCCGCCAGGCGCTCCTCCAGCGGCGCCGTGGCGCGGGCCACCGCCTCGTCGATGGACGCGCGCACGCGTGCTTCCTGGGACATGGCCCGCCCGCCTTCAGCTCGCGCCGGTCTCAAGCCGGATGTCTATGGACTCGATGGCCGCCTGAATCCGGGCGACCAGCGCGTCCTCGTCGATGTCCTGCCGGTTGGCGGCGAGGGCGGCGACCGTCTTGGTCAGCTCCGCGATGGTCGCGGACTGCGCGGCGAGACGGCTGTCCATCGACCGCACCCGGTTGCCGATGTCCTTGAGGTAGCTCGCCGGCTGCCAGGTCGGGTTCGTCTTGCGGTCGGCGGCGCTGGTGGGCGCGGTGATCGCGTCCGTCTCCCACACCGCCTTGTAGATGTCCTGCTTGGTCATCCCTGCCATGGGGTCCTCTTCCTCTCCGGGGCTCCAGTCGGGCCCGTGCTTCAGCCGCTCGTCGACGTCCCGGCGGAACTGGTCCGGGGTGAAGGTGAACCGGCCGCGCGTGCCGTACCCCTCGACCGGCCCCTTCGGGTCGATCTTCCCCTCCACGCTCGTCTCCTTGTGGCATCCGACAGACTCGGCCGTCCAGCCGTGGTGGCGGCACACGGCCGCGTCGAGCCGCACCCACGCGTCGTACTGGGCGCGCGGGTAGACGTCCGTGCCGTCGCCCAGGTTCTCCGTCTCCACGCCGTAGCTGACGTCGTTGCCGTCGATGGTGCCCGACGCGCGGGACGGCGCGGGGTGCGCCGACAGCTCGTCGCGGAAGGACTGGTAGGCGTTGACGGCCATCGGCCCGGCGTGGTTGGCGCGGCCCGCGCTGCACATCGTGGCCGTGCCGTCCTTGGCGAGGTGGATGTGTGCGAGCGGGGCGGGCAGGCCGGGGACGCCTGTCTTGGCGACGATGTCCCGGGAGTTCCGGCCGGCCGTGTGGTGGTTGAGGATCATCCGCACCGGGCCGAAGGTGAGGCCCGTGGCGGAGTCGCGCGAGCGGGTGCGCCAGCCCGGGTACTCGGAGACCTTCACGCCTTCGGCGCGCAGGATGCGCAGCCACTGGTCTGCGGTCAGCGGGGTCGTCGACATCACACACGCTCCGGCCAGTGCCAGGTGCCGCCCGCCATGTGCTCGCGGTCGACGTGCGAGACCCCTTGATTGAAGAATTGTCCGGTCGGGTTGAACACGGCCAGCGAAACGATCCCTCCGCCGGCCTCCCCGGCAGGGTCTTCCACCTCCGTGATGATGGCCGCGCGGCACTGCGCGGTGTATGCCTGGCTGCCGTCCTCGCGGACCGGCGTGCCGTGGCTGACGTAGTGGACGATCCGCCCGACGGAGGGAAGTTGCGGACGGAACGTGTCAGGTGCCGGTTGTGTCACGGCGCGCTCCCTTGATCTGCGTACGGCCGACAAGCCATGCCTGGTAGAGCATCAGCGCCCCAAACAGGGCGGCGAGGACCCCGCGCACGGTGCGCAGCACCTCGATGTCCGCCCGGAGCAGGGTGACGCAGATGGAGATGGCCATGAACGCGGAGATGGCCAGAGCCTTGATGACGAGCAGCCGGCCGACGGAGTCACGCCACCAGCGCGCCAGCAGGGAGTAGACGGCGACGAAGGTGAGGCTTCCCGACAGGGCGAGGATGCTGCCCCACAGGTTCACCGTCTCCCCTGTCGTCATTGGAACTTGCCCCCAAGTGCGTCCTTGATCAGCGGGGCGAAGTGGTTGCGTTCACCCAGCCGCCGCAGGGTACGCGAAATCTCCGAAATCACCGCCGTGCGCTCCCGGGCGCGGGCGAGGTCGCCTTCCAGGTCGTGCAGCGCTTCCTCCGCCGCGCGGACGTCCTCGGCCGCCCGCTCGTCTTCGGCCCTACTCGCCTTGTGTCGGCGCCAGCGCACGGCCGCCCCCTCCCTCACGGTTGGCGCGGGCCGCCTCGGAGACGGCGTCCAGCACGCGCTCGGTGGTCACGGCCGTACCCATCAGCAGGTCCAGTTGGGACTGCTGAAGGTCGATCATCTCCTTGCGGCCGTCGGCGAGGGAGCGCCAGACGTCGATCTGCCGGTCCTTGTCCTGCACGACGAGGTCCACGGTGGACCGGGGCACCAGCGCCCCGCGCAGCACCATCAGCACGACCAGCAGCACGACGCCGCCGGCGCCGAGGGTCGGGGTGAGGAAAGCGGCGAAGCCGTCCACGGGGGTCACAGCCCGGTCAGCCAGGAGAAGTCGGCGGCCCCGACGGCACCGACGGCCGCCGTCAGGTCGTCGTCCGACAGCACGCCCTTGTCCACGAGAGTCTTGGCCAGCCCGATGAGCATGACGTCCTGACTGAACAGCAGTGCGCGCTGGCCTGCGGGGAGCGCCGCGACGTCCACGCTCAGCTTGGCCAGCAGCACGCGGTGGGCCTTCCAGAAGGCGAGCAGGCCCGCCTTGGTGGCGTCGCCCGAACCGGCCTCGGCGAACACGGCGTGCGCGCCCGCCTCGTCGTCACCGCCGTAGGTCCAGGCGGAGACGAGGCTGAGCCCGGCGCGCGTGAGCAGACCAGCAGCCTCGGTCTGCGCGCTCTCGCGGTCGGTGGCCGCGAGGGGCCGGGGCGGGGTGCTCTCGCGGCCGGACAGGGTGGCGTACCACGTACCGGTGTCGTGGTCGTGGTGGACGCGGACGGGGGTGTAGCCGGCTGGCATGGTCGTCTCCTAGAAGGGCATGACGTGCAGGCGCCGGGACAGGAAGGTTCCGGTCCCGCCGGCGACCCGGTACTTCATCGTGAAGGTGTTGGACCCGGCGGTCAGGTCGCTGTGGAAGACCGCGTTCCCGGCGACCTGGCCGACCCCGGCCGCGCCGAAGGTGGCCAGGCCCCGGTTGTCGGAGGCGGACATGGACGTGGCGCCGCTGATGTCGAACGCGACGCGGGACGAGGACGCGCTGGTGTTCGTCATGGACGCGGAGAACAGGATCAGGGCGCAGTTGCTGGTGTCGACGGTGACGGCCGGGCCGGGGCCGGTGTCCAGGTCGCCGAAGGACGTGGACGTGGTGGTGCCGCTGCTCAGGTCGACGCCCACCTTCGCGGTGCGTTCGACGATCTGGTTGGTGGCGACGGTGGTGAACCAGGACCCCGGGGTGGTCGCCTTGGCGGGCGCGACCTCGGCGAGGTTGTCGCGGATGAAGGTGTTGAACTGCGCCGCCGTGAAGACGGAGCCCGCGATGGCGGTCATGGGTGCGGTCCAGGCCATGGGGTCACCTCAGAAGGGGAGGACGATCAGTTCGCGGTTGCCGAAGGTCCCGGAGCCCGAGCCGACGAGGTACTTCATCGTGAAGGTGTTGATGCCGGGGGTCAGGGTGTCGAACAGGTGGGACGTGCCCATGCGCCAGACGTTGCCGGCCGCCGCGCCGTCGCGGACCAGGCGCCAGGCGGGGGACGGGGCGATGCTGGACGCGCCCGAGACGCCGACGGACACGGTGGAGGCGCCGTTGCTCACGGTGTTGTTGAGGTCGGCGGAGAACATGACCAGCGCGCGGCTGCTGGTGGGGACGGTCACCCGGGGCCCGACGGTGGCGAGGTCCGCGTAGGTCATCGACGTGGTGCCCTGGCTGGTGAGTACGGAGTCCTGCGCGAGCTGTCGCGCGGCGAGGGCGTTGGGCCCGGTGGAGACGAAGAACTGGGCGTCGCTCGTCGCCTTGGCGGCGGGGCACTCCAGCAGGTTGTCGCGGACGAAGGTGTTGAACTGGCTCGCGCTGAACGTCGCGCCGGCCACGGCGGTCATGGGTGCGGTCCAGGCCATCGTTCAGGCCACCTCCAAAGGACGCTTATCGAAACGAATTAGTTTCGGTACTCCCGGTACCGTGTGCTCCCCATTACGTATAGGAGAGGCCAATTTCACGGTTAACCTGACAACACGGTACCGGCGGTACCTGATCTTGCTGTGTGCCCCCACCTGCGGATTTTCGACCTTAACCCTTATAGCGCCTAACGTTTCCCGAAGCCCTCCAGGGGCCGCAGGCACGCCCTCCGCGCACACCGTGCGCCTCACCCTCCGCCTCCAGATCCCGCACGCTCTGCCCGTGGGGCAGGCCGAAACGCAGCGCCACCGGATGGTCCGTCGGGTACCAGTTCCGCGTGTTCGGCACCGGCCTGCGGGCCAGCACCGCGAGGATGGCGTGCCGGTCGTCCGGCCACGAGACCGGCGCCTGCATCCCGCAGTACGAGCACAGGAAGAACCCGACCTCCGCGTCCCTCGGCCCGCCCATGCGCGACGGCCGCAGCAGGAACTCCGCATTGCCGCAGCCGGCCCGGTCGGGCGCGGCCCCGGGGCGCGGGCAGTCCGCCACCCACTCCCCCGCGTACACGTACGCCCTCGCCACCGCCACCCGCTCCTGCGGCACTTCCATCCCCATCGCTGCCTCCCTCATGTGCCCAACTTCCCGACGTCGAACTGACCCTGGACCGGGTCGTCGAACACGAACACCTCGTCGGCCGCGTCCGCCACCGTCAGGTCGAACACGCCCTGGTCGAACCCCGCGCCGCGCTGGTCGAACGTGAACACGTTCTCCGGGACCAACAGGTCCCGCTCGCAGCCGAGGACCACCGAGTGCACCGGCGGCTGCCCCGCCCGGTTGAACCGCTGAATGGAGTGCGCGACCCGCTCCACGAAGAAGTCCGCGTCCAGCCCCATCTCCTCGTTGACGATGCGGACGCGGTCGCTGACGGTGCGTCGCACCACCTGCATGAAGTGCGCGGGGTCGCTGGAGGTGATCCGGAGTTGCACCGTGGGCCGCCGCCGTGCGTAGTGCAGCAGGATCATCCCGGCGATGGCCTCCGCGTCCGCCGGCGAGGCCCACGGCGCGCTGTCCGGGTAGGACCGCTCCCCGTGGCGGCCGACCGAGCCGGGGTCGGTCATCGACACCCGCACCGTGCGCTGCACCCCCAGCGACCGCGCCCGGAGCTGAAGCCGTGTCACCTCCAGCGGCCCGCCCACCGCGCGCACCGTCAGCGTCGCCGACGCGCCCGAGCGGCGGTCGAGCTGGAGGGACGGCACCCCGCCGCCCGAGCTGAAGTAGGTGACGTCCGTACCCAGCACCGGCAGCACCGCGCCCACGAACGGCTCCGAGACGTTGACCGCGACGTCCACCGACTGCCCCGGCGCGAGGCTGTACGTCGACTCGTCGGACCACACCGCCTCCAGCACCGGCGCCGGGCTGCGCTCCTCCACGTCGAACGCCACCACGTTGACGATGTCCCGCCAGCCGTGGGCGTAGGTGAACGGCTTGGTGAAGTCGTACCCCTCGGCGGGCGCCCCGGCCGCGCAGTCCCCCAGCCGCCCGGCGGTGAACGTCGCCCGGGACGTGAGCGACGCCTGCCGCAGCAGCCGGTGGTGCCGGTCCCGGAAGACGAACGTCCCGTCCGGGGCGACGTAGGCGACGGCCGGCGGGCCCTCCGACTTCACCAGGTCGTTGATGGCGCTCAGCGCGTCGGTGCCCTCCAGCCACCAGTACCGCACCACCGAGGCGCCCGGGTCGATGTCCCGCCCTCCGGTCCACCCGGCCAGGTCCAGCACAGCGCGGACGAGGTCGCCCGTGCGCATTGACGTGTAGACGGCCGTCGACAGCTTCACGCCCGCCAGATCGTTGAGACCGTCGAGAAAGGTGAACTCCGCCGTGCGGTCGGCGAAGTCCGCGTGCACGTTGTAGTCGTCGGTGCGGCCCGTGAACAGGGGGTACGTCTGGCCGTTGAACGTCACCGACCCGCCCATCAGCCGGGCCGGGTCCAGGTCCCCGTACAGCGGGCTGCCGGTGTTCTCCGGACTGTAGCGCCGGCTGGTGTTGTTCACGGTGAACCCGGCGGAGCCGACGGCGGCCGGACTGAGCTGCCGTTCCTGGTCGCGGCCGTAGCTCACCGACACGTCCGAGACGATGTCCCCGGTCACGTCCTCGGTGTCGGCCGTGAACGACGCGGTGAAATCGTCGAACAGGAACGTCACCGGCAGCGTGTTGGTCGTGCTGCCGCCCAGAAGGGTGCGCACGCCGACCGCCCCGGCGGCCGTCAGATCGGGGTCCGTGGCGGACACCTGCCAGCCGGGCTCCGCGCTCCCGGCGGGCCACACCTTGGCCAGCAGCCGGTTGCCCGCCACGCGCAGCCGCACCGCGTAGGCCGCCCCGGCGGCGTGCGTCAGCCCGGTGGCCCCGGTGGCAAGGACGACCTCTGTGCCGCCCACCCGCTTGCGCAGCGTCGGGACGACGGCACCCGTGGACGCCATTTGCACACGGACGAAATAGAAGTTGTTCGCGTCGGTGTGCCGGGCCATCAGGTACACGTACATGCTGTCCGAAGCGGCGGTCTGGTCGACGGAGAAGGTGACGCGCAGGTCCGTGTCCGGCGAGGACGCGGGCACGGTGGAGAAGCGGGACGCGCTGCGCGTGCTCACCGCGTGCACACCGGCGGAGCCGTTGACGGAGAAGTTGGACGCGATGGACCCCGTCGACCACGCCTGACCGCTGTCGGCCGTACCCCAGCCGCCTGTGACGCTGCGGCCGAAGGTGTCAGCCGCGTACGCCGCGCCCACCGCCTCGGTGTCTCCGATGGTCCCGTCACCGCTCCAGTCGATGGCAAACCGGTAACGGGGCAGACCCTGCTCCCCGCACAGGTCCCACCCACCCGGCTGCGTGACCACCGTCGGGCTGTTCGCCGTCGCGGACACGGCGGCCGAGCCGGGCAGCGCGAAGGCGGCGACGGTGACGGGCTTCAAGGCGACGGACCACATCGTGGACCCGCCCGCGCACAGGCCGTCACCGCCGGTGGCGAAGGTCGCGCGGACCGCCTGCGCACCGGGGGTGATGGTGGAGTCGGAGTCGTACAGCGAGGCGAACAGTTCGCCCATGCCGTCGTTGTCGTCGACCCGCTTGGTGTTGGTGCCGCCGGCGATGGTCGTGGACCGCGCGCCCCAGGCGGAGCCGGTGCGCAGCGTCAGCAGCCAGTCCCCGTCGGCCACGGTGGTGAGCTGCGGGTGCGTCTGCGAGGACGCCGTGCCGGCGGTGCCGACGGCCGCGAACTTCTCGATGGGCCCGGCCGGGTCGACCCCGGAGTAGGCGACCGCGAACCCGAGCACGTACGGGCTGCCCGTCGGCCACGGCTCCCGGGAGAAGGTGAACAGCGCACCCGAGGTCGACCCGCTGGTGGCCACCCGGTAGTAGACCCGCGTCTGCACCCGGGAGTAACTGGCCCCGGACGGCGTCTGCCCGGCGCTGGCCTTGCTCAGCAGCGTCCAGCCGGCCGGTGTGGCGGGGCCGGTGTTGCTGTCGTAGGCGAGGACGATCAGCAGCAGGTCCCCGGCCTGATGGCCCGGGGGCATGGGGACCACCTGCCAGGTGGGCGACACACCGATGTTGGCCTTGACCGAGGCGCCTGCGGAACGGAAGGCGATAGGCATCAGGCGGTCCCTCCCAGCGCCTTGGGCAGACGGCCTTTACGGCGGAGCTGGTCCAGGGACGACACCAGCCAGTCCTCCGTCTCCCGGCGGGAGCCGATCACCCCGTGGTTCTCCACGGTCAGGTGGACCACGCCCCCGCCGGTGGGCGCGGCGGCCTGGCGCAGCGAGGCGCGGTGGCTGCGGATGCGGGTCCCGGCGGGCAGCTTCATCAGCTCCGGGCCCAGCTCGCCCGTCCAGTGCCAGCCCGGCGCGGAGCCGTCGGTGCCCAGTGCGTAGCCGCCGGGCCGGTTGTATGCCCGGGGCAGCGAGCCGTACGCCGACAGCGCGTACCGCATCGAGGAGTAGATGTTGGCGAGCGGGTTGATCGACGTGCCGTACATGAACGGGCCGGTCTTGCGGAACCGGCCTGCGTGCGCCTGGAAGGTCGGGCGGATCACCTGCATGAGGCCGACCGAGGGGTATCCGCGCTTGGCGTTGATGTCCCAGAGGTTGACCGCCCGGGGGTTGCCCCCGGACTCCTGGTTCATCCGGCGCAGGGTGATGTTGGTGTACGCGGCCGGCTGGCCGACGAGGCGGAGCGCCTGCTGGACGACGCCGGACCACCGCTTGACGCCGGACCCTCCGATGTCCACGTTGCCGCCTCCGCCGCCGAAGCCGAGCAGGTCCGTGCCGACCGACCTCACCGCGCGGATGAGGCCGTCCACGGCCATGCGCGGGATGCGCGCGGCCATGCGCGCCCACGGGCTCTTGCCGATGGCCGCCGTGATCCTCTTCAGCGGGCCCATCAGCAGATCCTTGGCCTTGCCGACCGGGTTGCTCAGGAAGTCCAGCGCGCCCTTGCCGAAGTTGGCGCCCTTCTCCAGCGCGGAGCCGATGGCGCCCTTGATGGAGCCGAGGATGCCGCCGGACTCCATCATCGGGATGCCGAGGTGGTGTCCGGCCGCCTGCCACAGCGCACGCGCCCGCGAGCCGTACCGGGGGTCCGTCGGGATGACGTATTCGGGCCGTGTCGTGTTGCCCTCGCCGACGATGGCGGTCGGCCGGTTGAAGACACCCATCGGCTCGCGCGGGCCCACGGTGCCGCCGGACTCCAGCAGTTTGACCGGCTTCAGCCTGTTGTCCAGGCCGATCCAACTGGTGATCTTGCCCCAGATGTTGACCAGGCCCTTGTTCCAGATCTTGTCCAGCACCCAGTTCACGGGCGCCTTCGTCTTGCTGCGGATGCCGGACCAGATGGAGCCGATGCCGTCACGCATCTCCCGGAAATACCCCTTCACCTTGTCGCGCAAGGTCCGCGCCCAGCCGGGGATCGTCCGGGTGAAGAAGTTGCCGATGGGCGAGAAGACCCGGGACCGGATGGAGCCGTAGGCGTCGGCGAGCCCGTCGCGCAGGCTCCGCCAGGCGCCGGTGACCTTGTCCCGCGCGTTGCGCGCCCCGGTCGGAATCCTCCGGGTGAAAAAGTCGCCGATGGGTGCGAAGACCCTGTTGCGGACGGACTCGTAGACCCCGGCGAGCCGGTCGCGCAGACCGGTCCACGCGCCCACCACGCGGTCGCGCGCCGTGCCCGCCCAGCCGGGGATCGTCTTGGTGAAGAACCGGCCGATGGGTGAGAGCACCTGGTCTTTGAGGCCGAGCCAGACGGCGAGCACGTTCGCCACCATCACCCGCCAGGCCATCTCCACCTTCGTGCGCAGGGCCCCGGCGGCGGCCGGCAGCTTCTGCGTGAAGAACCGCCCTATGGGGCCGAAGACCTTGTCGCGCAGCCAGTCCCAGGCGCCGGTGAAGAAGTTGACGAAAGGCCCGGAGAACCACGCTCCGACGGCCCGCGCCGCGTCGGCGATACCGCCCAGCGCGCCCTTGACGATGTTGCGGAAGGTCTCCGACTTCTTCCACAGCAGCACGAACACGGCGCCGAGGGCGACGAGCAGGCCGATCACGATGCCGATGGGTGAGGAGATCATCGCCACGGCCAGCACGCGGAAGGCGGCCGTGGTCAGCACGACTGCCAGGCGTACCGCCACCATCGCGTAGCGGAAGGCGAGCATGGCCGCGCGGCCCACCCTCATCGCCGTGGTGTGCAGCCACGTCGCCGCCGCTGCCGCCCGGGAGGCCGCCGCCGAGGCGACGAGGGTGACCCGGTGCGCGATCATCGTGGCGCGGCTGGCGTAGACGGCTCCCGAGGCGGCGGTGACCGACGTGCGGAACAGCCACGTGGCGGCCGTCGCAGCCGCCTGGTAGATGCGGTACAGCTTCAGCGCCGCGTTGACGGCGAGGATCGCCGGGACGAGCAGCTTCAGCACCGGCGTGGGAATGGCGGCGACGATCTGCGCGAACACCTGGAGCATGAGCAGGCCGAACCCGCCCATCGGCCCGGCGGCCGAGGCGATGTCCGCCAGTGCCGAGCCGAACTCGGACAGGGCCGGGACGGCCGCCCGCGCCCGCTCCATGAACAGGGCGAAACTCTCGGACTTCCCGAGGCCCGCGCCGAAGTCGGCGAACCGCTGCGTCAGCTCCACCAGCCCGCCCGACACCTCGGACTGCGCGGGCATGAACGCGTTGACCATGCCGACCACGCCGACGGTGATGTTCTTGACCGACTCCAGGAAGTTGCCGAGCGCGCTGCCCGCGTTGCCCTGGAGGTTCGCGCCGAACTCCCGGAAGACACGGCCGGCCTGGCCCTCGCCGAGCGAGGCGGTGAACTCCTTGATCTCGCGCGAGGCGATGCGCACGAACGGGGTCAGCTTGGGCAGCATCTCCCGCAGCTTGTTGATGCCTGCGGTGAAGATCGGCATGGTGGTGCCGGACAGGCTGTCCGACCACTTGTCGATGTCGTCCTTCAGGCCCTCGAACGCCTTGGCCGTCTCCCGGGTGGCCGGGGTCATGGCCTTCATCTTCTCGTCGTAGATGGCCTGTGACCGGCGGGCGGTGTTGGTCGTGGTGGTGACCTCGCCCAGCGCCCGGTTGTACTCCTGCGCCTTGGCCTTGGCCTCCGCAGACATGTCGGCCGTGATCTTGATTTGCTGGCCGTACTTGACGCCCATGTCCTTGGCCAGCTTTTGCGCGTTGGCCTTGGCGATGGTCGCCTTCTCCTGCGCCTCCTCGGCCGCGTCCAGCTTCTCCCCGGCCTCGGTGATCTTCTGGAACTGCGGGACGACGGCCGCCGCGAAGCCGCCCGCCGCCGCGCCGGCGGACATCAGGGACGCGGTCATCGCGCCGACACCCGCCGTCACGGCCGCCGTCACGGGGAGGATCGCCGTGGACAGGGCCGAGGCACCGATGGACCCGAGGCCCTTGACTGCCTTCATCGCCGGCGACGTGTCGGCGTCGATCCGGACGAAGCCGGTCCCGATGAGAACGCCAGCCATCTACAACATCACCCCTTGAGCCGCGAGGAACGCCTGGCTTGCGTCCTCGTCGCCGTGCCACCAGTACGGCGCTCCCTCTTCGACCTCCACCGGGGCGGGCGCGTCCTGTCCGGGCACCCGCCACAGACGGACCTCCAGGTCGGAGTCCAGCCGCTGCTGCGCTGCGTCCTCGGGCTCGTTCTCGCCCGGCTCCGCCCGCTGGCTCATCTCGTAGTAGACGACGTTCAGGAACCGGTCGATGGGGAGGCTGCGGAGATCAACACCTCGCCCGGTGTACTGTCCGTCAAGGACATGCCAGGTACCGGGACGGAGCGCCCATCCGGCGAGGATGAGGGCGCTTCGGTAGGGCGGAGCCCGTACTCCTCCATGAGCCAGGTGACGATGTCCTCCACCTGGTCGATCTCGATGGGGTTCTCCCGGTCCCGCATGCGCGCGTTGAAGCGCTCCAGCGACTCCGGGAGCAGCACGACGTCCAGCAGGCTGCGGAACGCCTTGAGCTGCTGGTCGACGGTCGCCGACACGTCCATGCCGGCGAACTCCCTGGCGAAGTCCAGCAGCACCTCGGCAGGGACACCGCGCGCCGCCTGGAACACGTCCTCGTCCACGCGGAAGGTGATGTCCTTCCGCTTCTTGCTGAAGTCGCGCATCTCGGTCATGCGCGCACGGTAAGCCCACCGCGTAGCATGATCGTTCCGGTGGCCCCGTCAGCCCATGCGCAGGGCCTTGGTCATGAACGGGTTCGGCTTCGTCCCCGGGTGGTTGACGACCCGGGCGAACACCGTGCGGCCCTTCACGGAGAACTTCAGCACCTGCCGGGTGCGCGGGTAGATGCGGTGCGGCCTCGTCCCGTTGTGGACGTACATCGTGGCGGGGTGGTTGGACTCCACGCGCACGTGCCGGCCGACGACGACCGCGCGTACCTTGCGGCCCATCTTCCCCGGGGCCATGCGCCGGGCGTTGCGCTGCACCCGGCGGGCCTTGCGGACCAGTTCCTTCATCACCGGCGAGTCCGGGGACAGCAGCAGGCCGTTGACCCCGTCGGCGCGGATCTCGATGCGCGCGGCGGGCACGTCAGCCCCGCACCAGACAGACGCGGACGGTCAGGGTCACGCCCACACACCCGCCCTCCGGGCCGGCCGGCTCCACCGGCGTGACGAGGTAGTCCAGCACCTCGTCGTCCTCCTTGAGACGGCACAGCAGCGCGGACACCGCGTCCAGCATCTCGGTGGCGTCCTGGAGCAGCAGGCCCGCCGCCGTGTCCAGTTCGTCGGCCGGCGGGGCAGCCTCCACGCCGTCCGGGTTGGGCGCGCAGCGCACCACCGCCACGGTGAACTGGCCCACCTCGTACGGCGGCTGGCAGGCGCCGTTGACCGCCTCCGACTCCTCGGGGAACCCCTCGGACAGGTACAGCCGGGACAGGGACACGGCGAGCATCCCGCCGCAGTCGCACGAGTCCCAGGCGACCTCCCCGGGGACCAGGCCGACGCGGGACGGCTTGGACGACAGGCCGTCCCGCACAGCGGTCACCAGGTGCGTGCCGACGGTGTACCAGCGCGCGGCCCCTGCGATCACGACAACCCCCTCCGCAGGATCGCGTCCACGTCCCCGATGCGCGCCCGGGAGCGCAGGCCCGACGGGTTCTCGGAGGCGAGGAACATGTCCACCAGGTACAGGCCGGTACGGCCGTCCTTGAGCAGTTGCCCGATGTCCGGGTACTGGATGGTGACGCCCTGGCGGACGAGCTGCGTCACGCCCGGCGGCAGACGGCAGTCCAGCCCGGACATGGCCTTGACGATCTCGCAGGCGAGTTCGCCCATGGCGAGACGCCCGGAGTCGGGCACCTCTTCACCGACGACCGCCGTCACCGACCACGTGCCCGGCTCGTCGTCACCGGCGGAGAAGTCGTTGCAGCGCGGCCACGCGGCGCCGTCGACGCGGATCAGGTCCCGCCCGGCGAGCCGGTACGCCCCGGCCGCCAGCACCGCCCCGTCCACCCGCACCTCGTCCACCCGGCTCGTCAGCGCGGGCAGCCGGACGGTGGACAGGTCCGTGCAGGAGCAGCCGCGACGGCAGCCGCCCGAGCAGTACGGCAGCCGGTAGACGTCCCACGGCGTACGCGACACCAGCAGCGACGGGCCGTCCCACAGCGGGACCCCGGACCAGTCGCCGCAGTCGTCCGCACAGGGGCGCAGCGTCACCGCGCACTGCCCGAACCGGCGCCCGGACAGGGCCCACAGGATGCGCGAGGCCGCGCGCACCGCGTACCCCGTGGCCTCCGGGGACCGCGCGGACACGTCGCACGTCCAGTACACCGGCCAGTCCTCGCACAGCAGAGCGTCCGCCACTGCCCCTCCTACGCGGTGAAGGTGATCAGACCGGCGTCGTGCCAGACCACGGTGAAGGTCCCGGACACCACCGACTGCGCGCCGCCGAAGTACAGGTAGGCCACACCCTGGTCGGCGACGGTTCCGGCGGTGATGGAGTCGTCGTAGACGAGGCAGCCGTACGCGTCGGTCAGGGTGAGGGAGCCGGCGCCGGCGAGGTCCGCCGCGTCGAACGTGACTGTCCCGGAGGACGGCGCGGTGAAAGTCTTGGACGCGAGGGGCCGCCCGCCGGCGGGCCAGTTGGTGCCGCCGCTGACCTCGCGCGCCGCCGTCCACGTGCCGGCGCCGTAGGCGGTGGAGCCGACGACCGCGTCCAGGTCCGGCGTCACCGTGTTGTCGAACAGCGCGGCCTTGACGATGTCGGAGTCCAGCCCGGTGTAGCCGGTCCCGGACGCCTGCATCATCGGGCCGCGCACCCACTCGCGGAAGACACGGCTTTCCGTCCACGCCATCGGTTCAGCTCCTTCGCACGTGCGCGGCCGGGGCGTACACCACGCGGTCCTCACCGTCGTCCCTCGTCACCGTCACGGCCATGACCGGGCGGCCGTCGCCGTCACGGCGTACGTCCTCGCCGCCCACGTAGTCCTCCCGGGCCACGGCCCGCACCGCGCACCGCACGCCGTCCAGCACCATCGGCGCGAGCAGCCCCGCGAGGCCGGGGCACGCGTGGAAGCGGTCGCCCGGTCCACGCGTGACGGCGGTGGCCGTGCAGTTGGGGCACGACCACCGCCGCTCGGGGTCCAGGATCATGTGAGCTGGAGCGGGTTGACCTGCGGGGTGGGCGGGGCCGTGGTCGTCAGGTTCCACAGCCAGTGCTCACCGGCCTGCGCACTGTCCCCGGCGGGCAGCCACGAGGTGGACCCCGGGCCCCGGTTCCAGCCGACCACCGGTGTGACGGAGGCGGCCTGCGTCTCGGACTGCACCTGGAGTGTGGAGCGCCCGTTCTCCACGGTGTACGTGCCGATGCGGCTGGCACCGACGTTGGGCCACGCGTTGTAGATGTAGCGCTGCGCCCCGGAAGGGTCGCACGCCCCGGAGCCGGCGACGCGCTGCCAGACCTCCAGCGAGTACCGGTTGGACGGGGTGCCCTCCGCGAAGGCGAAGCCGGTCCCGGTGACCCCGGCGCCGTTGACGGTCAGCTCACGCGCGCTCGCGAGGTACGCCACGCCGGTGGTGTTGATCTCGCAGAAGTCGATGGTGAGCTGCATTCGCTTCAGGACCGGGTCGTCCTTCTGGTTGACGCACGGCGAGCCGTCCGCAGTCCGCTCGAAGAACTCCTCGCCGTCCTCGTACTGCGGCTCCATCTGCACCTGAACGAAGCCCTTGGTCACGACGACCAGAGAGCCGGTGCCGGTGACCGGGTTGCCGCAGGCGTCCACGCGGACGATCCTCGCGTGCGTGCCCTTGATGGCGGTTGCCGCGCTGGCGACGGTTGATGGCATTGCTGTTCACCCCTTACGCGGGAACGCCGAGAGTCATGAGGGCGGCGAGGTGCGCGCACTCCCACCCGAACAGGTAGGTGCGCGAAGCCTGCTTGCGCACCGTGTTGGTCGCCCGGTCGAACGTGCCGGGGAAGTCCCGCACCGCGACGTCGGAGCGGTAGCCGAACAGGGCGCCGGTGGCGTACAGCCACGCCGCCCCGGACGGAGCGGCGGCCCCGTCCGGCCCCGTCCCCGAGTAGCCTGCCGCCGCCACGATCAGGTGCCCGCCCGGCGTGCGCGGCAGGCCGTCCGCCTCGTCCTCGCACACCAGGCGGCGGGCCTTCAGCGTCGCCATCGCGGACACGGGCACGTGCACCACACCCGCGCCGCCGTACTGTTCGGCGAGCGCCTGGTCCAGCCGGCCGATGACGGTGGCCGCGTCGGCGGCCGTGGCCGAGACGGTGTCGGCCGCCGTCTGGAGGCGGATGCCCTGCGGGTCGTCCAGCGTGGCGGAGGCGGCGAGGTGCGGCCACACGGCCGCCTGTCCGCCGGCCCGCCCCGACCAGAACGCCCGGGAGACCTGGAACGCCTCGGAGCGCGCCAGCGCCTCGGCCGCCTGGTCCACGTCGGGCAGGCCGATGAGCGAGCAGTCGAACGCGGCGTACACCGTGAACGCCGTGGCCCCACGGTCCACACCGCCGTCGGCCGTGGGCTCCAGCGGCGCAGCGGCCGGGACCGCGCCGCCGGTGCCGGTGAGCGCGTCGCACTCGTCGGCGTACGTCGTGTCCGCCCCACCGCACCAGTCCGTCCAGGTCACGCCCTGCTGCCAGTGCGGCCCCGACGGGCCCGGGTGCTGCGCCGCGTCCCACAGTGTGTTGGGGAGCGCGACGAAGCCGGGCCCGTCGACTATGCCCCGGATTCCTGCCACGTCACGCCCCCTTCACGTCCTGCTCGGTCACCGATGACGGATCAGATCTGCGCCGCTGCGGTGAGCCCGGCGGTGCCGGCACCGTTGACCTGGAAGCTGGCGCGGTACAGCCGCGACTCGTGACCGACCTTGGCGACCAGGTGCGCCTCTTCGGCCCACAGGGCCGTGTGGTCGTTCTCGGCGTTCAGCGCGCTGTCGCGCACCACGCCGAGGTCGAGCTGGAGGCCGTTGCCGTGCAGGAACGTGCCGGCCGCGTACAGCATGAAGTCCACCGACGTGGGCCAGGCCGTCATGTTGGCGGAGGTCCGGCCGAACTGCCCGGTGCCGCGCACCTGCCAGTCGCTCACGAACTGCGGGCGCACGTTGCGGTCGGTGAACCACGCGGTGATCTGCGCGTCGCTGACCGACTCGCGTTCGACCGAGGTCCTCCAGGCGAGGTCGGCCCGGATGACGGCGAGCGCCCAGCGCGGCAGGACGATCTCCAGCACCGCGTCCTCACGCATGGCGAACTTCGCGCGGTAGTCGATGGCCGCCAGCTCCACCGAGTTGAGCAGCGTCTGCGTCGCCGGGACGTTGCCGCCGAGGGTGATGGCGGCCGTGGACCGGGCGACCATGAGGGAGATCAGCCGCGCGTTGATGACGTGCGCGTACGCGGCGCGCAGCAGGCGGATGAAATTTTGCGTCGCCTCCGGGTACGCGTCGTCGGTGAGGTTACCGGCGGTCAGGCTGATGCCGTACGCCTCCAGCCGCGCCTCGTCGAACGTCGGGCACGGCACGCGCAGGGTGGGCTTGTTGACGGAGCCGGTGACGGTGGCGATGTCGTCCGCCTCGGTCCACAGCCACGGGTCGGACGCGTTGGAGAACGTGACGCCGAAGCCGCCGAAGCCACTCGCCGGGTTGGAGCCCGCGTTCTGGAAGAACACGTCACCGATGCTGGGGCTGACCGGGAAGCGGATGCCGCCCCGGGAGACACCGACGGTCGGCAGGTCGACGAGGCCCACCGGCGTGTCGGCGATGTTGAAGAAGTCGTACGTGACCTCGGACGGCGCGCACCAGCCGCCGCCCGCGAGCAGGGCGTCCGCCTGCCCGCGCTGCTGCGTCATCGAGTGCCACAGCTCCTCGATGGTGCTCGCGCTGGTCCGGTCGTCCACCGTGTGGTCGAACTGGTTGCGCACCGACGCGACGAGGTGACGCGGGGCGCCCTGGTCGCCGTACTGCGTCGTCGGGACCGCCTTCGCCTTGGCACGGAAGGCTTCGCCCAGGGCCTCCAGCGTCGGCATGGACTGTCCCGCCGCGACGCCCGGGATGTCCACGGAGGCCGTCACGGCCATGGTCTGCGTGCCGGGTGCCTTGGGCTGCGGGGCCCGCTCGCGCACCTGGGAGAGGGAGGCGACCCGGCGCGTCGCCAGGTCCGGGTTTCCGTCGTAGAGGACCGAGGTCACGCCCTTGGCCACGGCCTCCGCCACGGCGTCCAGGTTGAACCGGCCGCCGGCGGTGACGGGTGCGGCGCCCTCGCCCCCGTCACCGCCCTCGCCGCCCTCGCCACCGTGGACGGACTGACGCAGGAGCGCCATCTGGCGGGTCCGCTCCTGCTGAGCTGAGGCCGCTTCCTCTTCCGCGCGGACCGCGCGCACGCGCAGCTCGGCGCGGAGGCGGTCCAGGTCGCGGGTGAGGCGCTGGCTGTAGCTGATGTGCTCGGGGGTGAGACTGGCGAGTCCGGCAACGCGGTCGAACTCCGCGACCGCCGTGGACTCCAGCTCACGCAGCTCCGACTCCCCCACCAGCGAGAGGTCGTCGGGTGCGCTGAACAGCTCGGGCTCCGACACTGCGGACCTCCCGGGAAAGTGGTCTGATCGAATCGGCGCGCACGGTACATACAAACGGCCGAATCGCCAAAAGCCACACAGGCTCAGACGATCCGGCCGTCGCTGCTGGTCAGCCGCCGATGGGTTCCGGCTCGGGCGGCGGGGGCGGTGCGGGACGGTTGCAGCCACACATAACGATCACCTCCCCTCGGTGGTGTGGACCCGGCGGGACAGCGCGGTCAGGACGCGCCGGTAGGCCCACTGGTCCAACTCGTCCTCGGTCAGTCCCTCGCTGAGCTGCGGGATACCCGCCGCGACGAGGGCGAGCTGCTGTCCGGCGGCCAGGGCCGTCTTCAGCTTGGGCACCGGGAAGCCGGGGACGTTCACGGCGAGCAGGCCGACGAGGCGCAGGTGACCGCCGATGCGACGCCAGTCGCCCGACACCTGCCCGGCCGCGCGCAGCTCGTGGATGCGCGACTCCGGGGTGCCGGGCCGCACGGACCCGGCGACCCAGATGCCGTGCGCGTCGTTGCCCACCGCGACGTCCGCCACGGCGGCCCCGGTGTTGTCGTAGTGGTCAGCGGCGGCCCGGTGGCCGTACGACAGCGGCGCGTGCCCGGTGCCGACGGTGATCTGTCCGACGGAGGTGGTCCCGCCGTCGTCGCACCACACGTTGCCGGTCATGAAGTACGGGTGCGACTCCTCGTGCGGAGGCGTCACGCACACACCCTCCTGCCCGATGTGACAGGTGCCCCACAGGGCTGCGTGTCCGTAGACGCGGCCCTCCGGGGTGACGGTGATCCCGGTCGGGACGGACAGGGCCGGGCTGGCGAACCACGCGGCCGGCGGGCGCTGCGGCGCCTGCACCGTCAGGGACCGGAAGCGGGCCACCCGCGTCTCGCGCACCGCGCCGATGGGCTCGCCGCCGGCGACGACCGCGCCGTCCTCACCCAGCAGCGCGATGTACGCCTCCGCGAACGCCGGGATGTCCACGAGGGTCGCCGCGCGGATGCGGCCCCGGTTGAACACGACCTTCTCCGGGGACGCGAACAGCATGTCGAACGGGTCGGGGCCCTCGCCGTCGGCGTCCGGGTCTGCGGGCCACACCAGTTCCATGTCGGCGTCCTTGATGGAGTCGACATCCACGCTCACACCGCGCAGGAACTGGCCCTTGATTTTCCCGTGGACGGTGCGGCCGTCGTCGGTGGACAGGTCCAGCACGCCTTCGCCCATGATCAGGCCGCCGTCCTCGCGCCAGATGCGGTCGATCCGGCCCACGTTGACGGCGATGGTGCGGGGCTCCCCGCCGTGGGAGTCCTCCTTGTTCCAGCGCAGCGGCAGCGGCAGGTCAGCCCACGTGAGGGCGTCCGCCTTGAACTCCCGGCCGTCGCCGGTCTCGATACCCTCCACCGTCAGCGGGCCACGCCACGGCGCCGTCTCGCCGTCGGCGCCTATCTCCGCAGCCGGCTTGCCCGCCACCCGGTCGGCGTCGGCAGCCGCGCCGTGCGCCAGCGCCTCGGCCTGCCCGGCTGCCTTCTGCTCGCCGACCGGGACGCACTCGCCGCTCTCCTCGTCCGGCTCCATGCCGGGCGGGCACTGCGCCTCCTCGCCGGCTGCCGACTGGTTCTCCTTCAGCCGCTTGTCCTTCTTCGTGCCGGGGTTCGGCTCGCCCTTGCCCAGGGCCTCGGCCGTCTCGGTCGCGCTCGTCACGGTGCTGTCTCCCTCCGCCGCGTACAGCGCGGCCAGTTGATCATCGGCGTCGTCTTCGGTTGCGTGGCAGCCGGACACCGATCCGTCGGCGTCCTTGACCACGGCCCACGGCTTGCCGTCCGGACACCCAGAATGGCCCTCCACTTTGTGCCAGGGCATGCCGGTCTCCTCTCCGCTCGCCGTGGTCGCCGTACGTACCTCCTGCCAGACGGCGACGATGAAGCCACGGCAGGCGTTGCCGTAGCGGGCGCCGGTGCAGTCCCGGTAACCCATGACCGGGTACTCCGCGACGGCGGCGTCCAAGGTGGTGAAGGTGCGGCCGTCGATGACCTTGCACGGGCCGCACGTCCGGCTGTCCAGGATCTCGCTCGCCACGTAGGTGGAGGCGGGCGGCGCGGCCTCCATCACCGCGTGCCGCCCGGCGTTCTGCGCGGCCGTCATGGCCGAGCCGACCGAGGCGCGCACCCCGGCGTCGTCCATCGTGGCCAGCTCCCGGTCCACCTCCGCCGCCACCGTTTCTGCCGGGGCCGAGGACCGCAGCAGCCCGGACAGTTTCCGCTTGGCCGCCTGCACGAGGGCGGAGGCTGCGAGGTCGGAGGTGAGCCGGGCGACGGAGGTGAGCAGTCGCCGTCCGCCGACCCCTGCGGTGAGTACGTCGGGGCCGTCGCCGTCCTCGGGCAGCGACCAGTCCGGCACGGTCACGCCCTGCGCCTCGGCCTCCCGTTGGCAGGCCCTGCCGGCCTTGACCGCGTACTCCTCCATGAGGCCGGTCAGGGTGGCGGTGGCGTCCAGGGTGGATAGCGTCAGGTCCGGCAGCAGTTCAGGGTCGTCGGCGGCGAGGTGCTTGACGATCTGCTCGCGCAGATCCAGGCGCCACGCGGCCGTCGTGGACTTCAGCGCTTGGACCGCCCCGGCTGTCGCGGCCTCCCACTCGGCGTGTACCGACGCGAAGTCGGCGCGGCTGGACAGCTCCAGGTCGGTCGGCTCCCGGCGCAGCGGCCCGCCAGCGGCCGTCACCGCGTCGCCGGACAGCGGGATGTCCCGGTCGTCATCGCCGAAGCTGAGCCGGATGCGGTCGAACGTCACCGGGCCCAGCCGCTGCTCCAGTTCAGGCAGGAGCGCCGGGTCGTCGCTGTAGGCAGCGCAGACGTGCGCGGCCCACGGGCTGTGCTGCTCGGGGATTTCCGGGAGGTCCATCGTCATGGTGAGTGCGGTCCCAGCCAGAACCCGGGCTTCCACGAGGGAGCCGCCCGCAGGCTCTGCATCCCGATCGTCGCCGACGGACCACACCCAGCACGGGTAGTCCCCGCCGCCGTTCCAGTGAGCGGCGCCGAACGCCCTCGCTTGTACGGTCGGCAGCCCCGCGACGAGATTCCTTACTCGGCTCTCCAGCGTGTCGCGCTGGTCCTCGGTCCAGGTGGCGCCATCGTCTCCGAGGAAGAACAGCGTCAGGTGCAGTTCGTCAGCCGGCTCGCCGCCGGGCACCGCGAGGCGTTCGGCGTCCTCGGCCGTCGGCATGAGGGCGATCATGCAACCCTGCGTGTGCGAGCCGTCGGCAGCGGCCGTCAGGACTGGTGGGTGCGGGTGAGACTGCCGACGGACCACGGCCACGGCGTCCGGCGGAAGTTGCCCGCGCAGCAGGTCCCCACCCTCGTTGACTTCCACCTCAGCGTGCTGCTCCATGACCGCTCACCGCCCTCGGCCGCAGGGACGTAGAGATCATCGCCGTGGTGTCCGCGTAGGGGCTGCGGCCGTCCAGCACCAGGCGGCCGAAGGCGTCCAGGTGGCACAGGTAGGTCCCGCTGCTCCCGGGCCGTGCCGACGGGGCCGCCGTGGCGACCGCGTGCGTGAACGGACAGGAGTACTCGTGCTCGCCGCACAGCGCGGGGTGCAGCAGTTCCCACCGGCCGGCCGCGCCGACCCGGAGCATGTGCTGTGTGCGCGCCTGCTGGACGAGGAGCCGCGCCCGCTCCGCTGCCGCCGCCTGCGACGGGGGCCCGGTCTCGTCCTGCGTCGGCGGCGGCTGGTCGCCCTGCGGGGCCGGGCGGTCGGCAGGGCTCCCGGACGTCTGCTCGCCCGCAGGCGGCGGGGTGTTGCCCTCCTGCACTGCCTCGGCCGTGCCGGGGTCCTGCGGGGAGACGGGGACGATCTGCGGGACGTCCTCGCCAAGCAGTTGCGCGAGGGCGGACGCGGCGCCGGACGGCAGCGTGCGGATGATGGTCTTCAAGGCCAGGTTGCGCAGCTCGTCGCCTTCCGGCTTGTCGGACTCGCCGAAACCAAGTTCCCGGCGGTACGCCTCGGGCGACAGCTCCATGCGGTCGTATGCCAGCGTCGCGTTGCCGCTGCGGTCCGGGCGCATGGCCAGCTCGCTCATGTCGTACCAGACGACCCACGCGGCAGGGTCCTCGCCGGACGCCTCCAGCCGGGGCTGGAGGTAGCCGCGCGTGAGGGCGTCGCAGATCAGTTCCGCCACCGGGGCGATGTGCGTCTTCAGCGCGCCCTCTTCGAGCTGCCAGGCGCCCCAGTGGTTGACGTCACCCATGCCCAGCAGGATCTCGGCGGGCATGTCCAGCTTGGTGGCCAGACGCTTGATCGCGCTGTCCCGCTTCTCGATGATCTTTTCGTCGATCTTCAGGGTGAAGTCGATGTGCTTCACCTTGTCGATGGCGTCCGCCGGACCGACCAGCGGGATGGGGACGACGGCGGAGGCGGTGCCAGGGTTCTGGATCGCGGTGGCGCTGATCTCGATCCACTCCGCCATGAGCGGGTTGGGCTCGTCGGCGAACTCCTCGCGTACCGGGAAGGTCAGTTCGTCCGGCAGCAGGACGAGGCCGGCCGACGCCAGGCGGGACAGGTACTCAGACGTGATCTTCCGGTTGACCAGCTCCAGCTCGCGCATGATGTCCCGCGCGCTGCGGGCCGGGGAGTCGGCGAGGTGGAAGTACCTGTCGTGCGGACGCCAGACGCGGACGACGTGGTGGTCCGGCGCGAGGTCCCGCCAGTCCTGGCCGGTGGTCGCCGACTCCTCGTCCATCACCTGGTACTTGCCGGACTGGACGCGGATCTCGTCCACGGACCGGACCTGCCAGCGCTCCACCTTGCCGTCCTGCTCGCCGACCAGGTAGCCCTCACCGGGGAGGGAGAGCTGCACCGTCAGGCGGCGCATGAGCTGGGCCTGCCCGGCGACCCCTCCGCCGAGGCGCATCATCAGGTCAGCGGCCGTACCACCGGTGACGATCTCCGGTTCGTCGCTGTCCGGCTGGAGCCTGGCGGCGCGCAGGCGTACCCGGGACAGCATGTTGCTGAGCCACCAGACGCCGTAGTTGAACTCCCCCAGGCTCTCGTGGAACTGCCAGACCTCTTCCTGCCAGCGGTCCGTGCGGCGCAGGAACTTGGTCTCCGGGCCGGGTGGCTCTGCTGCGGCGGCCGTCAGCGCCTCGGGCTGCGGCGCGGGCAGCGGGGAGGGGTGGGTGACACCTCGTCCCCGGAATACGTCGTACCACGGCATGCGGACCTCCCCGGCTCGGATCGTGGGGCATGGTAGCCGCGATCATCCGAATAGCCGTTTTACGGACGCCCGGGACCGGCTCATGCGTGGGCCCCGCCGGCCACCACCAGCGGGGCCCACACCCCTGCGCACCCTGACCCGAGGAAGTCGGGGAACTGCGCGCACCATACGCGCACCAGGCCATATCGCCTACTCCCACAGCAAAGCCCCGGAACCCGACGGTTCCGGGGCTCAGCGGGCGGCCCTACGCGCCGGCGGAACCCCGCTGCCACGCCGCCCCGGAAGACGCGCGGTGGCCGCCTCCCGGGGTGTAGACGCGGGTGGCGAGCGCGGTCTGGACGAGGTGGTCGGAGACGGCGCGCGAGATGACCATGCCGGTCGCCGCCTCCACGAACCCGAACTGGCCGAACGGGTTCGCCTCCAGGAACCACCACGTGCCGTCACGATCGACGGCGAAGTCCAGCGCCGCGTACTCCAGGCCCAACGCGTCCATCAGCCGCTGCACCTTCTGGACCAGGGGCAGGCTGGCGCCCACGGCCTCGAACCGCAGGTCCCGCTCCGGGGCGGCCCGCCAGTCCAGCGCGCCCCCGGAGGTCACCTTGCAGGGGAACGCGCGGTCGCCGACCACGGTCAGCCGGACGTCGTACACCTTGTCCACCGGCCGCTGGAGGTAGCACACGGCCTGGCGCACGCTGTCGGCCGCGTCCTCGATCTCCTCGGCCGTCGTGAGCCGGGCCTGGACGAACCGGGACGGGTGCGCGGTGAGGGTTTTGCACACCGCCCGGCCGCCCTGCTCCCGGGCGAACGTGACGGCACGGCTCGGGTCGTTGGTGAACAGGGCGGGCGGCGTGCGTAACCCGAGCGACGCGGCCAGCCGCAACTGCCTCGGCCCCGGCCTCGCCGACAGGGCGCGGTGCGGGTGGTTGACCCACAGCACGTCGTCGAGACCGAACAGGAAGTCCTCCAGGATGACGCGGGACTCCTGCTGCTCCCACCCGCCCGGCAGGCCGGGGTGCCACCAGAGAACCGACACGACCGACTGCGACAGGGTGGACCGGTGCGCGTCCGAGAGCGTGAACCGTAGCGGCTCGCCGTCCGAGAGACCGGTCATCGTCAGGACCCCCGGGCGCGCGAGGTCCGACGGGTCGACGCGGTGGATGGAGACGCCGCGTTCCTGAATCTGCCGTATCACCATGTCGGCCCCGAGGTCGCCGGGGGAGGTGACGACAAGCACGGTGGGTGGGAGCGGCATGATCAGTCGTCGTCCTTCTTGAGCCCGGTGGAGTTGTGGGTCATGGTCGGTCCGACCAGCGCGGGCGTGGCGTCGGCGAAGTCGTCGTCCCGCTTGAATCCCTTGTTGTTGTGGGTCATGGTCGTGGCCCAGACGTCGGCGACGTCCACCACGGCGTCGCCGGCCGGGGTGATGTTGAGCTGGCGCAGCCGGTCGTACGTGTGCGCCGGCGTGCGGTCGGTGGGCGGCTCCGGGTCTGCGACGAGGAGTGCGAACGGGGTGAGGGTGGCGGTCACAGTCTGTTCCTTCTCGTGTAGGGGCCGAGCCTAGCGCCGGGTGGACGCCGGGCCGTGGGAAGAGGTCAGGGTGTTCCGGGGCTCACAGCCGCGCGGACACCCGCTCGCGCAGGTCGGTGACGGCCGGCGAGTCGGGGACGGACGGCAGTCGCGCGGCCACGGTGGCCAGGCCGTCGGAGATCTTCGTGGACTGCACGCCGGCGGAGCACGTCAGGAAGTCGTCCCAGGTGTGCAGCGCCTGCGCGGTGTTGCCGCGCTTGAGCTGCACGTGTCCCAGGTCGGCGAGCACGATGGCCCGCGTGCGCTTGCGGTCCAGGCCGTGAATGTCCAGTGCCAGGTTCAGGTGCTCCTCGGCGGCGGCGAGGTCACCGAGCCGGGCGTGGATCATCCCGGAGTCGTGCGCCCACCGGCCGTGGCTGTAGTGCGACGCCCACGACTGCCCCGGAGCGGACGGGGCGTGCTCCATCGCGCCCTGCGCGGCGGACAGCAGCCGGGCCGCCGTGGCGCGGTCGCCGTCGGCCGCCTTCGCCCGCGCGAGGGTGTTGCGGTAGTAGGCGAGCGCCTTGGGGTTGTCCAGCCGCCGGCCGCGCTCCTCGCACGCCTCGGCCAGCCGCACCGCCGTGGGGATGTGCCCGAGGTCGATGGCCTGGTCAGCGAGCCCGCGCAGCGCGGTCGCCGCCAGCTCGTTCTCCCCGGCCTCGGTGGCCAGCCGTACGGAGTGGACGAGGTAGCGCTGGCTCAGGCCCACGTTGCCCTCGTCCCGCGCCATCCAGCCGATGAGGTGGACCAGTTCGGCGGTCGCCGCGAACAGCTCCCGGCCCACGGCTGCGGTGTACCGGCCGTCCAGCCACCGGCGTACGTCCTCGGTCAGGTAGCGCACGGCGAGGTGCCGCGCGTGTCCGCCGCCCAGTTCCGAGGCCGCGTCCCCGAGGGTGCCGGTCATGGTGCGCACGGCGGCCACCTCGCCCATGCCGACGGCCGCCGGGCCGGACCGGGCCACGCGCCGGGTCACCGCCTCGGGGTCCGGGAGGTCCAGGGCGGCCAGGCCCGCGCCGGCCGAGGCGGCGAGGAACGTCCTCCGGTTCACGTCGTCTCCCCCAAGGGTCATGACCGAGGTCACCGTGTCGTCCGGGCCGGCGGTCACTTCCGCAGCACCGCGAAAGTGATCCTGGAGGGCGACGCCCAGCGCCTGTTCGATGTAGGGGAGCCAGTCCACCGGGATACGCCGGCCGGTCTCCCACCGGTAGACCTGCTGCCGGTCGCAGTGTCCCCGCCGTCCCCAGCGCAGCTCCGATAACTGGTCCGCGAGGGCGGCCTGGCTGCACCGTGGGGTCCGGGCCTCCCGGGCGGCGCGAATGCGTTCGCCGATTGTCGACATGTCTTCCTCGGTCCTGGTCACTGGTCTCTGGTCTACGGCTGGCCTACGCCTGGCCTACAGTCTGGCAGCTACGCGCGGGCCGTGGCAGGGGGTTGACTGGCCATTACGACAGCAACCCCCGGAGGACATCATGCCCGCCACACTCGGCCTTCCCACCCTCACCGACACCGTCCGCCGCGCGGCGGAGATCCACGACGCCTGGACGGCGGACCCGGAGATGCCGGACGTGGCCGGGTGCGTGGCCGATGCCGTACGGGTCCTCGCCGTCCGGGCCGCCGTGCACGAGGCCACCAAGGACGAGGACGCCGCCGCTCTCGTCGCGCCGGTGGCGGTGGAGCTGTCCGCGCTTCTGCTGGACCGTCAGTTCCCGGAGGTGGCCCGTGTGATGGCCCGCACGGGTCACAGGTTTATTTCCGGCAGGCGGGGTACCCACTGGCAGCCCGGCGGATACCTGCACCGGGTGTACGTCGGCGCCTTCGGGCAGGCGGGCGGCCGGCACTGGCCCGTGTGAGACACGGGAACGACGAAGCCCCGGGACCTGTGGTGGAGTCCCGGGGCTTCGGTGTGTCTGCGGGTCAGGTGCGGCCGACGACCCCGCCGCCGGTGAGCAGGGAGTCGATGGTGTTGGCGATGTCCTGGAGCAGGATGCCGTCCCGCATACGGGCTTCGCCCACCTCGTGGGTCTCGACGGTGCGGCGGTTGACGCGGCGGACACCGGCGATGCGGGAGCCGATGCGGCCGATGCGGCGGGCCAGCAGGGGCAGCGGGTTGTCCTCGTCGTAGCGGTAGCCGTAGCCGTCGGCGGTGATGTAGGCGAGGACACCGGCGACGCCGTGGACACCGTACTTGGCCAGCAGCGCCTCGTGCTCGCGCAGGACGGCGGCGATGCAGACCATGGCGGGGGCGGCGGTGCGGGTGGCGGTGGTGTTCATGGCGGGTTCCTTCTTCCTTGGTCTGTCGGTCCGGTACCCCGTCCCGATGAATTAATTAAACCATGACCTTGCGGAGAAGACAACCCCGGGACCATCCTCGGATCGGCCGGTGCCCCGGATCGAGGCGCCGGTGCGCAGGCGGGTCAGACCGTGGCGGCCTTACGCCTCGGGGCGCGGCGGACGTTCTTGACCACGAAGTCCTTCGGGTCCTCGGACGGGAGCGGCCAGGTCTGGCCGGTGCGAGCCATCTCCGCGCGGGCCTTTGCGTTCTGTTCCCGGCGGAAGTCCACGGATTCGGCGACCGCGATGCGTGCGGCCTCGTCCTTGTCGGCGGCCGACACCACGCGGACGCCGGCGCCGATCATGCCGCCGCGCGGGTGGTGGCGTTCGATCAGGACGCGGTACGTCTCGCGGGCCTCCCGCGCGGTCTCGCGGACAGTAGTCACGACCTCTTCGGCCAGGCCCGTCGGGATGTCCGTGTCGCCGTGCTCCTCGCGCACCACAGCGTAGACGGCCGCGTACATCTCCCAGCCCATCAGCTTGCCCCGGAGGATGACGCGCACCACGGGGTTGTCCTGTGCGTCGAACGCCTCTCGCGCCGCCGCGACCTTGCCGGCGTAGTACAGCGTCTGGTCCGGCGAGTAGTTGTCGCGGACGACGCTCTCCACCAGGGTGAGTCCCTTGCGGAGCACCTTGTTCGCCTCGGCCTGGCTGATGAGGCCGTCGCGGACGTAGGGCTTCATCGCGTCGCGGGCCGCGCGCTCCGTCTTGGGCATCTCGCGTCGGGTCACGCTGCTCACCAGTTCTCCCCGTCGGACGGGTCGGCGTACCAGTCGGCCGGCAGCGGGTCGCCGTGCCAGTCGCGCGGCAGCGGGGTAAGGGCCCCGGGCTTCGGACGGTTCCTGCTCCAGGGCTGCGCGTGGCTGGCCCACCGCCGCGTAAGAGGGTTCCACCTGTTGACCATGACACCGCCTACGGCGTAGGTGCCCGTGTGACCGAACTTCGTGCGGAAGGCCACCCTGTCCGCACGGCCGCGTTCGTCCCGGATGCGCCGGGCTTCGGCGTACGCCTCGTCTTCCGTGGCGTACCTGTCGGACTGACGGAAGCCGGGCCCTTCGATCACGATCTCGAACGGCAGGGCGCTCCGGGGCGCGCCCGCCTGACTGGGATTGTCGGCCATGGCCGGTTCCTTCTTTCCTTGGTCTGTCGGACGGCACCCCGTCCGATGGATTGATTAAATCATACTCGCGGGCCGAAGGACAACCCGGAGCGGAGGATGCCACGGAACCCGGCAGCCGCAGAATCGCTCTGGGCGAAGCGCAAAACGTGTGTTTTGCAGGAGCCGGTCGACGGGCCCCGGTAGGCTCATCGCCCGTGACGATCATGACCCCGGGACCCGGAACGCTCGCCGCCGACGACCCGGCGCTGCGCACCGTCATGACCCTGCGGGACCGGTTGGGCACCGTCGCGCCCCGTGACCCGAGGACGCGCCGGCTCGGGCCGCGCGTACACCGGCTGGACCTGCTGCACCAGTTGTGCGAGCGCGAGACGTTCGGACACGTCTGCGGGTGGCTGTCCTCCGAGCGGTTCACCTCCGACGGCACCCGGCGCGAGTACGCGGACGACGTCCGGCACTGGGCCCGCGCCGGCCGGGAGTTGGTGGGCACCGAGCCGTGGTACCTCGGGGCGATCACCCCGGACGTCATCCCGCACTGGCGCGCGTGGACCGACGACATCAAGCTGGGCTCCCGCCGGGTCAACCGGCTGTGCTCCTCGCTGACCTCGCTCATCGAGTACACCAAGTTCCGCACCCGGCTGGACATCGTCAACCCGATCACCCGGTACGACCGGCCGGTGATCGACCAGCACGACGAGACGGCGATGACGCCGGTCCTGGAGGTGGAGGAGTTCCAGGCCGTGGTGGAACAGGCGGCCACGGCGCGGCAGGCGTTCGTCCCGGTGCTCATCTACACCCTGGCCGGGCGGGTCTCCGAGTGCTGCGCGGCCGACCGGCGGGACATCAGGTCGGTGGGCGGCGAGTGCAAGCTGGACCTCACCCGCAAGGGCGGCAAGGGCCGCGTGTTCACCCTGCCGCCGCTGCTGTGCGAGCTGGGCGCCCGGTGCTGGGACGGACAGGAGTCCGGGCCGCTGTTCCTGGACGACGAGGGCCGGCCGATGGACCGGCACGCGGTGGACCGGCTGCTGAACCGCCTCGGCCGCGCGGCCGGCGTCCTGCCCGGCCGGGACCTCACCCCGCACGTGCTGCGCGCGAGCAAGCTCACCCACATGTACGACGAGGGGCAGAAGGCGCAGGACGGGAAGCCGACGCCGGACGACATCCGGCGCTTCGCCGACCACAGCCACCTGTCCACGACGATGCGTTACATCCGCCGCCGCGACGACGAGGCGCTGAAGCGGACGCACGCGGCGGCGGCCGTCCGCGTGTACGAGGGCCTGGTGGACCGGTTCCTGTGACACGACGAAGCCCCGGGCCGATGCGGCTCCGGGGCTTCGTTGCGGTGCGGTCAACGCTGTCCGTACCGCTGCTCGATGTCCGCCATGCACGGCTTGCAGGCGCTGTGCCCGGAGCCCCACGCCGAGACGGCGAGGGCGTCGGGGTCGACGTAGGTCATGCACATCCCGCACAGCTCCTGCCCCGGCGCGGGCGCGGAGTGCAGCCGGTATCCGGTCCGGCGCTCCGCGCCCCTGTCGGTCAGGCCCGTCGGGTGCAGCGACGAGACCTTCACCCACCGGTGCCCGCCGAGGCCCTTGATACCGCCGAACGGGTCCCAGACGTAGACGTCGTCACCGTGCACGCGCTCCACGACGAACGGCCGGCACCGGGACCCGGCGGAGGTCCGACACGGCACGTACGTCTGCCTCGGCTTCACCGCGAACGTCTCGCGCCCCATGGTCATCATTCCTTGGTCTGAACTGTGGAGCCCCGGGCCGTGTGGCTCCGGGGCTCCCTGGCCGCGCGGGTCAGGCGGCGCGGTCGTGCTTGCGGACGGTCTCCCAGTAGACGTCATTGGGGACGGCGTCGATGTTCTCGATGGGTCCGTGTTCCTGGACCAGGTCTTCCACGACGGCGTCGATGTCGTAGTCCCCGGTGTGGTCACCGAGGGTGAGGGACACCTGGTGGGCAAGCGCGGTACGGTCCATGGCCGTTCCTTCCTTGGTCGGGTTCCTTGGTTTGATTAAATCATCCCGAGGTCGTTGTCACAACCCCTCGGCCCGCTTCTTCGCCACGTAGTCGGTGAGCATGTCGGCGGCCCCGTACATCTCCTCCGAGTGCCGGGCCACCTCGTCGGCGTGGAAGTCCTCCGAGCCGGTGCCCACGGCGATCTCCGACGCGGCGCCGAACGCGTGGTACGCCGCGAGCAGCGCGACGGCGGCCACGGACATTTGCTGACTCGCCTGCGGCACCTGCACGATGCCCTGCCGGGCGAACTCCGACAGGGCCCGGAACTGTCCGGCGAGGCCCGACAGCATCGCGGGCAGGTCCCGCTCGTACGCGGTGAACCACCCCTTCTGCACGTCGGCCTCCAGCGGCCCGCCGCGCAGCCCTTCCTCCATCTGCGCCACGAGGCCCTTGAGCAGGCCGACATACTGCGCGGCGTACCCGGCGTCGCCCATCGGGTGCTGCGCACCGGCGGGCCTGCGGGCGTCCAGCCCGGTCTCCAGGCTGTCGATGGCCCGCTTGACCCGGCGGGACTCAGGCAGCGGGATGGCGTGGGTGCGGGCACCCCGGGGTTCCTCGGTCGTCATGGCCCGTACGCTACCGGCACCCGCCGACAGCGTGCGGTCACTCCGGGGAACCGACGGAGCCGAGGGCCTGGTGCGCGCGGTCCAGGGAGGCGTACAGCGCGCGAGTCTTCTGGATGGCCTCGGCCATGGCGCTGTGAAAGGCGAGCAGCCGGACCTCCAGATCGTCCGGCCCGTGGTCGCTGCGCAGACGGCCGTCGTCCTCCATCTCACCGACGAACCCCTCCAACTGGCCAACGGCCTGCGTGAGCCGGTTCGCCAGGATCGCCAGGTTCGCCACGGTGCTGTACGCGTCGCTCGGGTACTCCCACCCGGCGGCCGGACGGGACAGGGTGGCGTGGGCCAGGGCGCGGACTGCCTCGGCGGCGTCGTCGGCGAGCTGGGCAGGGGTGCGGGGTTCCTTGGTCAACGCCGTGCCTCCCGCGCACCGGCGACGACCCCGTCCAGGTACGCGTACACGCTCGCCCGGTCCATCGGGCTCTGGCCGCTGCCGCCCACGTGCACGGCGTACTTGTCGTCGTCCAGGTCGACGACGTGGATACGCAGTCCGGTCTCACAGGCTGCGACCCCTGCGGTCCACTGGACCTCCAGGTGTGGCGGCCACTCGGGGTCGTACGACGGTGTGTGGCTCCCGTCGGGGTTTCTCGTGACGTCCATGCCCCGAAGGCTATCGGTCCGGCGAGGGCGGTCAGGCCCATTCCCGCGAGGCGAGCAGTGCGGCGCCGGCCCACACCGCGCCCCACACGAGGAGCGGCGCCGGGACGCCGACGGTGAAGGCGACGCCGGCTGTGATCGCGGCCGACAGCCACCCGGACACGCACCACGGACAGGTGATCAGTTCGGCGAGCCAGTGGGGCGACCATTTGGCCCGGCGGACGTAGCGGTTCACCCGGCCGTCGAGTCGGGTCAGGGTGCCGAGGGAGGGGTGCCGCACGAACGGTTCGTCGTCCGACAGACCCGGCACCGGGCCCCACTTCTCCTCTTCCCGGTCGGTGAGCGGTCGCCACCCGCCGGCGAGGCGGTCGCGCAGCCACAACACGGGCGGGAACGTGTCCTTCGCGGCGAGGCGGGAGGCGCGGTAGCTGGCGAGGATCATGCAGGCGACGAGCAGCCAGGCGGGCACGGGGCGCTCCAGGGTCGTGGACGGGACGCCCTGTCGGGCGACGATTGGAGGTGGTCACCAGGCCGAACGCCCCGCCATAGGAGAGACGTTGCGCCTGGTGACCCGGTTGCGTCAAGCGACGAGACGGCCGGACGGTGAGACGGCTGCGGGCTGCGGCGCGGCCACGTTCGGCCGGGTGACGAACCACGCGACGAGCAGCATGACCGCGCCCACGACCTTCGCCTGGTCCTCCGCGCTCCACTCGAACGCGAAGTAGCTCACCAGTGACACCCCTGCCACCACGAGACCGTTGACGGCGGCGATGATGCCGTCACCCACCTGCACGGCGACGATGACGCCGAGGACGGCCGCGACGACGGCCGTGATGATGGACTGGAGCTGCGCGTCGAACCCGAAGCCGAAGGCGCTCAGGATCTGCCACACCGCGCCGACGGCCGCCAGCCATACCGCCGGCTCTCGCCCGTAGACCTTGCCCATGACTGCCTCCTTGAGGGGATCAATCCCGGGGCAGGGTAGGGCAGATCCCCCGATTCACCATCTCGGGCAACGGCGAAGCCTGGTCACCCGATGGAGCGTGTCGCCGAGGACAGACCGCCGGCCACGGCAATGCCGGTCATGGTCGCCTTCACGATCCGCTGGTGCCAGGCCGGCCAGACCATCGCGTCCAGACGGTCCGGACTCCAGTCCAGCTCGTCGTACCAGGTGCACATCTGGTCTTCCAGCTCCGGGTGCTCCCCCACCATGTGCCACCGGCCCTGCTCCGAAAGGGCGCTGACCGGCTCCGCGCGGACCTTCTTCCCCCTCGTCGCCCGCACGACCTTGATGGGGATGCGCACGCCCAGGGCGTCGGCCGCCGCGCGGATCGTGTTGACGGCCATGTCCCCGCCGAAGTTGACCTCCACGCAGATGTCGTCCGCCTCGTGGTCGACGGCGGCCTGCACCGCGCGGCGGCCCCAGCCGTCCGGGGAGAGGTGGCACGACCTGTCGGCGAGGACGTAGCCGTGCGCGAGCTGCGTCGGGCGGCCGTCGGCCCGCACGTGCTCCTGCACCGCCTTGCCGACGACGACGATGCCCTGTTCGCCCCGGCCGCCCGACGGGTCCACCCCGACGGAGATCCGTGCGAGGTCGGGCAGGTCGCTCGGGCGCACCCGGTGGTCGTCGATCATCGCGCGGTTCCACAGCGCGTTCTCGTCGGCGTCGATGATCTCCGCGTGGAGTTCCTGCCGACCGATCTGCGTGCCCGCATAGGCGTCCTCCAGCGCGGCCCGGATGTCTTCGGGCAGGTGGGGGTTGTCGTACATGGACGCGTGCGTGCGCACGACGTTGCCCACACCGCCGGCCGCGAGTTTCTTGATCAGGGCCCGGGGCTTGGGGGTGGTGGAGGCGATCCAGTGCGGGCGTGGGCCGACGCGTAGGCCGAACCGCATCTGGTCCCAGGTGTCGTCCAGGTAGCGCCACGCGGCCAGCTCCTCCAGCCACGCAAGGCAGTTGGAGACGAGCAGGCCGCCCGCGAAGAACTCGTGATCGTGTTCAATCGTCAGGTCGTACACGCGCACGGCGCGACTGGTACGCGAGGACCGAAGTGCACCGGCGCGAACAAGTGCGGGTCGGGTTCCGGCGCTGGCACTCGAACGCGTCGCCGCACACGCCGCACACCCGCTGCTCCCGTGCTCGTGACGGAGCAACAGCCTCCCGGCAGGCTCCGGGGCAGTACCGCGCTCCGGTCGTCCCTCGGGAGCGGAAGACTGCGCCGCACCGCTGACAGGTGAAGTCCCGGTATTCCGCGCGGTCCCAGGTTGCCCGGCCGCCCTTACGGTGCCAGTCCTCTCCGCGCTCCTCGCCGTGCTCGTGCCAATGCTGGCCCGGCGCGAGCAGCACGAAGTTGCTGACCCGGTTGTCCCGCTTGTTGTGGTTGCGGTGGTGCACTTGCATGCCTGCGGGGATCGGACCGACCTCCCGCGCGTACATGTACCGGTGCAGCAGTCCGTGCCGCGTGCTCCGGTAGTAGTCGTCCGGGCCTGCATGCCAGGTGACGCCGTCGTACCGTATCGAATCCCCGTATTTCCCCATGTAAAGATTGTCTCCGTTGGCTGAACGAGCGAAACCGGCTTCCAGCCGTCGGCCGTCGCCACCTTGTGATCCGGCGTGAGCCACGTGGACCCCGCGTCGTGGTCGTAGCGCACGACGTCCTTGATGCCGTTGTCCCAGGCCGCCAGAACCTCTCGCAGGCCGTTGCGCGTCCACACGCGGTCCCCGGGCCGGATGGTCTCGATGGGTCTCTCTCCGTACTCGGTGCGCACCAGGGTGCCCTCGGCCACGCACCGGTTACCGCCGGACCGCAGGCGCTCGATGTCCTCCGGGCTGTGCGCGCCGAACACCTTGGCCTCGCTACCGTTGGGCCACTTGATGATCGTGCCGCCCTGGCGGGTCGTCATCTTCGCCTCGGGGCTGTGCACCCGCAGGCCGGACGGGCCGGCGTAGCAGGACGTCGCCGCGTCGCCGAGGGTGGGCGCGATGATCCCGATCCAGTGCGGGATGGGACCGGGCAGGCACGGCGGGCCCATGACGTGCTCGTGGACGTACCGCGCGCACGCGTCGGTCTTCCCGGCGCCTCGCCCGGCCAGCAGCAGCCATCCGTACCAGTCGCCGGGCGGCGGGACCTGGTGGGGCAGCGGAGTCCAGCGCGGCTCCGTCAGCGTCCGCGCGTGCATGAGCAGCTTCTCCGCCGCGCGGCTCCTCAGCCTCGTGTCCGCCATGCCCGCCATTGTCGGCTGCCGGGCGGCGCGCGGTTTCCGGAGCACGACGAGGCCCGCACCGGACGGGGGTGTCGGTGCGGGCCTCGGTGGTGCAATGCAGACGGCGGCGAGTCTATGCCCTGTGGGTCCGCCGTGTCGTCTGTGCGGGGTGCTCCCGCAGCATTTCGGCCCCGGCCCGTTCAAGAGCGGTCTGCGCCGCCTCGGGGTTCGGACAGTCGAGCCGCGCGCAGGTGATGTACCCGCCGTCGGCAACGAACAAGGAGCTGCTGCCGCCGCACGCCGGGCACCGGGCCGTGATCCAGACGGCGCTCATGCCGCGTTGGGCACGCGCAGCACCTGCCCCGGGAAGATCAAATTCGGGTCGTAGACCTTGTCCCGGTTGGCCGCGTACAGCACGCGCCAGTCGCTGAGCCCGCGCTCCTCGGCGATGCCCGACAGGGTTTCCCCGGGGCGCACGGTGTGGCGGCCGGGCGCCGGGACTCTCACGTCCCCGTCGGAGCGCGGGCGGGGCGGGGCCGCCTGTCGCACCGGCTCGGAGCGTTCCGCGACGGCGGTCCCGCCGGCCGGGCGGACGACGCCGACGAAGTTGTCCGCGTACCAGCCGGACCGCCACGGCGCCGTCTGCACCGCCTTGCCGGGGCTGGGTGCCTCAATGATCTGCCCGCCTCCGACGTAGACGGCGACGTGCCCGGCCCCGTTGTAGACGACGAGATCCCCCGGCCGCACGGCCGAGGCGGGCACGCGGGTGAGTCCGGACCACTGCGCCTGCGAGGTGCGCGGGATGTTGACGCCGGCCGACTGCCAGGCGGACATGGTGAGCCCCGAGCAGTCGTAGGAGCCGGGGCCGGTCGCGCCGTAGACGTACGGCTTGCCGAGCTGCGCGCGGGCGAAGGCGACCGCCCGCTGCGCGGCCGGGGTGCTCGCCGGTGCCGTCTTGGGCTTGACCGTGCGCGGCGTGGACGCGGCCGTCTCCGGTGACGGACCTCCCCGGGCGAGGCCCGCCCGCGCGCCGCACACCGGCCAGGCGCCGGGGCCCTGGACGGACAGGACTTTCTCCGCCACGGTGATCTGCTGCGCCTTGGTCGCGAGGTCCGCTCTCGCGGCGTAGCGCGTGCCGCCGAAGCCGGCCCATGTGGACTGGCTGAACTGAAGTCCCCCGTAGTACCCGTTGCCGGTGTTGATGGACCAGTTGCCCCCGGACTCGCACTTGGCGACCTTGTCCCAGGTCGACAGACTCGCGGCCGAGGCGGGGGCGCCGCCCAGCAGTGAGACGACCGTGCCGGCCGCTCCCGCCATGACGGCACCAACTGTTACGCGGTGCTTGGCCATTGATGACCACCTCCGGGCGGGCACGGTACGGCCGGGTCACGAAACGGCCAAACGGCTCAGGTGGTGGCCGGCTCGGGCAGCAGGCCGTGCTCACGAGCCTTGCGCAGGGCGGCGGGGCGGCGGTCGGCCTTGTCCATCCACGCCACGTCCAGGCGCCGGTACGCCTCGCTCAGCCGCGTGGACAGGGTCCCCGGATGCATCTTCAGCTCACGTGCCGCCTCGGAAAGGGACGCCCCGTCCTCTAGCGCTACGAGTACTCTCACCTGCGTGTCCGTGAGGGTGACCGGGTTGGTTCGGACGACGCGGGGTTCCGGCATCCGCAGGCGGAGCAGACCCCGGGCGGCGGCCTCGCGCAGCGCGGCCTCACGGCGCACCGTCTGAGGCAGGTGGCTCACCCCGAGGGCCGCATAGGCGGACGCGGTGAGTTCCTTGACGACCTTCTGACTGACGCCCCAACGGGTGCAGATCTGCGCCACCGTGCGGCCGGCGTCGAACGCGCGCAACAGCCGTGTCTCGGCCTCGGACAGGGTCACCCGGCGGTTGCGCAACGCGGCCTCGGTCTCGGCCCGCTCGCGGTTGCCGCGTTTGCACGCCGCGCAGATCGCCTCGTCCCGCTTGATGTGGCGGCGGTAGGCTGCGAGCGTCCCGCAATCCTCGTACGGGCCGATGTGCCCGGCCAGCAGACCGTTGCGTACGGCCTGTGCGGCCGTGGACGCCCCGAGCTGACGGTAAATGCGATTGCAGGAACTCTTGACCCCGACGGACGTGACGCCCGTCTCCCGTGCGATTACTTCGCGGGGGCGGCCGACGGACAGCAGCCACAGCAGCCGGCGCTGGCGCTCCGTCAGGACGATGGGCTGAAGTGCTGCATCCACGGGACGCCCCTCTCGTAGATTGGGTTGGACCCCGGGCCACGTCCACTGGCCCGGGGTCCTTGTCGACCGGCGACGGCCCGGGGTCGTTCCGCCGGGTCTGGCCGGGACACTCATTTAGTTAAATCCCCGTTCCATGGTTTTGCTAAACCATCACAGGGCCAGCCACTCGGGGTTGTCCAGCGACCAGCGCACGGTGGTCTCCAGCGACTTCTCCAGGGACACCGGAGGCGTCCAGCCGAAGGCCGCCATCCGCGAGCCGTCCAGGGCGTACCGCAGGTCGTGCCCCGGCCGCGAGGCGTGGAAGGACACCGGCTGCACCAGGGCCCGGACGTAGTCGTCGGACAGCCCCATGACCTCCCCGACCATCCGCACCAGTTCGACGTTGTCCACCTCGCGCTCGCCGACGATGTGGAACCGCTCGGGCCGCGTGACCCCGTCGCCGTAGCGCGCCGGGCCCATGGCGATGCGGATCATGTCGCCGCCCAGCGTCCACACCTCCGGTTCGGCCTCGGTGTACCGGCGCGTCAGGTACAGCCACGCGTCGGCGAGGTTGCGCGCGTGCAGGTAGAACCGTGAACCGGGCGTGCCGTCGAGCGCGGTGTGCACGGTGATCGGCAAGCCGTCCCGCAGGCCCCGGACGACCATCGGGAGGAACTTCTCGGGGTCCTGCGTCTCGCCGATGATGTTCATCGTGTTGGTGAGGACGAGGGGCACGTCATAGGTCCGCCAGTAGCTGACGGCGATGGACTCCTGCGCCGCCTTGCTCGCGGAATACGGGTTGGACGGCACGGCCGTCTCCCACTCGGTGTGCCGGTGGTCGCCGTACGCCGGACCGTACACCTCGTCGGTGGACATCTGGAGGAACAGGCGCGGCCGGATCTCCCGCGCGACCTCCAGCACGTGGAGCATCAGGGCGACGTTGTTCTGCACGAAGTCGACGGGGTGGGCGATGGACCGGTCCACGTGCGACTCGCTGGCGACGTTCATGATGACGTCGCAGTCCCCGAACATGTGCAGGGTCAGCGGGTCCGCCGGGGCGCGCATGTCCCAGTGGACGATGTCCACGCGCTTGCCCCAGTCGGTGTCGCACACGGCGGAGGCGACACGGGCGGGCAGCCCCTTGTGCCGGAAGGACACCGGGCAGACGATCTCCCAGTCCGTGCGGGCGAGCAGGTGACGCAGGACGTGCGAGCCGACGAACCCGGCCGCCCCGGTGAGCAGGACGCGCATGGACACCCCTTGTTCCGTGGTCTTTGATCGTGGCGGCAGGGTAGCCACGGACCGGGGAATCGCCGAACGGCCTGGAAAACGCGGGAACCGCCCGGTGCGGCGCCGGGCGGTTCCAGAGCTGAGGCGGCGTCAGACCGCCGTCTGCTGTGTCGTACCCACGAGGGCGGCGGGCTACTCCCGAACCCGAGTCAGATGCCGTCGACCAGGCTGCCGCTGTGCGTGCGCTCGATGTAGAGCACCGTCTGCTGCGTGCCGCTCTGGTAGTTGTCGCGGAGTTCGGTCAGCGCGGTCTCCAGGTACGGCAGGAACTGCTCCGCCGCCTCGCGCTGGGACGCGGTGTTCGCGCTGACGGACACCGTCACGGTCAGGTTGTTGTCGGTCCCGATCATGTAGCCGATGGACGTGGGCGCGTATCCGTCGGTGGGCAGGGCCATGATGCTCCTTGGGTTGTCGGGCCCCGGATGATGCCACGGGTTGCCCCGCTCGCCTACGGCGCTGGTCAGCCGGGGTCCTCGCTCTCGCCGACGACCTCGCCCTCCACCACGCGCAGGTGCGCGCCGGCCGCCTCCAGCATCCGCTGCCGCTGCGCCGGCTCCAGCTCCACGGCGTTGGCGCCGGCCAGGATGGCCTCCACCACGACCGTGGTCTCCTCGTCCACCCGGCGGTCCAGCGCGATGGTCAGCTTCTCGGAGGCGTCCGTGCCGTCGATCTTCGCCTGTCGCTCCTCGATGCGCATGAGCCGGTCCACGGCCGCGAGGACGGGGGCGCTGTCGCGCAGCGGCTGGCCGTCCTCGTCGCGGACGATCTGCCCCGCGTGCAGCACGTAGTGCGGCCGGGCGAGGACCGCGTGGACCTGGCGGCGCAGGCCGTCCAGCCGCATCCGCGCCGCCTCGCGGTACTCCTCCAGCCCCATCGCCAGCTCTTTGTTCGCCTGCTTCAGCGCGCGGGAGACGTCCACGCAGGCGGCGGCGGCCGACGGCTGGCCGTCGGCGTCCAGGTAGTGCGGGGACATCTGCTCGGCAACCTGCTGCCAGGACAGGCCCCGGTTCTTCAACTCGATGGCCCGTGCGCGCCGCTGCGCCACCATCGCCCGGTGGCTCGGCTGGTGGCTGGGCGGGTCACCCTTCGCCATAGTCCTTAGCCTCCCTAATGATTAACGGGTCTCGCGCAGGACGCCCTTGGTGCGCTCGCGGTACTCCCGGGCCCGGTCGATCTCCTCGGCCTCGCTACCGCACCGGGTCATCGCGGTGCGCATGTACGAGACGACCGAGATGCGTTCCGCCCCGCAGTCCTCGCAGTAGGCCGTCCGTCGTTCACCGCAGGCGCAGACGATGGCCGTGTTGCCGTGCCACTGATGGGCGTCCATCAGGATCAGGTCGCCGTCCTGAAGGTCCACGCCCACCCGGAACTCCGGGAACACGAACGTCCCTCCGGTGTACGTGCCCCGACGGAGCGCGAAGATCGTGCTGAACCCCTTGTCCAGGTCGCCCTTGTCGGTGTGCACACCGGTTGGGTAGGTGTTGTTGACGGTGACCGTCGTGAACGGGGTACCGGGCACCACCCAGTCCGGGTGCGTCCGCTCGATCTCCTCCATCTGCGCCGCGTAGCGCTCGGGGACGTGTTCCTGCATCGCCCCGGCTACGGCTTGCAACGCCGGGTGCAGCGCCTCCCACTCCGGGAGGTTCTTGCCGGTCCAGGCCGTCAGGCGGCAGAACCTGAAGGTGCCCCCGGGGTCGAACGCCCCGAGGATGCTGGAGCTGACCGCCTTGAAGTACTGCCGTTTCTGCGCGCCCGCACGAACGGCCTTGGAGCCCGAGGCGGGGCCCCGGTTCCCTGTTGTGGTCCGTCGCAGGCTGTGCAGGATCGCGTACTGCTCCTCGGTGACGACGTCCTTCATCGCGCCGGGTAGGTAGACGCACAGCGGTTGCCCGTTGGGCAGGAACACCCGGGTTGGCCCTGTCAGCTTCACGTTGTAGGCGTCGTCCCCGAGTACCTTGCCAGCTTTTTCCTCAAGCTCCTGCTTGCCAATCCGGGAGCGCAGACGAATAGAGATCAACGGTTCACCTCCGGGGTTATCGGCGGGAAGACGTCGCGCACCTCGGCCGCCATCTCCGCCGGGCTGTACTGCTCCACGTCGATGCACCGCAGCCGGACGCCCGGCGCACCGGCGGCCCAGTCGGCCAGGCGGGACGCCCGGGTGGCCGCACCCTTGCGCCAGGACGGGTTCTGTCGCGCCCCGCGCTCGCGCCACCGCTGATCCAGCAGCGCCGGTGACGCCATCAGCTCCACCACCGTGACCGCCACGCCCTGCTGCGCCAGTCCGCCGAGGAAAGGCCGGGTGGCCAGCCGCGCGCCCTCCCCCACGGCGAAGGGCGTGTAGCTGGCCGACAGAAACTGGAGCGCCCGGGGCCCTATGTCCATGGCCAGGGCGTCGGTGCCGGGGAAGTCCTCGCGGGGCACCCCGAGTTCCAGTCCGGCGGTGCGGCCGGTGGCGGGGTGGTTGAGACGGGTGTGGGGGACGGCGTGGTGCCGGTCCACCTCTGTGTCCCAGCCGGTGCGCAGCTCCCGGACAAGCGTGGACTTGCCCACCCCCGGCGGGCCGATGACGTACAGCAGGCCACGTATCACGAGATGGGTCCTCCCACGATCCACAGGCACGTCGTGCCGTCCCGGCGGGTCCACCAGTCGGGTCGCTTCTCGTTCAGGTAGCGCACCACCTTGCCCTCGTAGGTGGGGTGCAGGCGGATGCCGTCGGCGGTGCCGGGCATCTTGTCGCCGTAGGAGGCGTATCCGGAGCCGTGCAGGTCCAGGTGCTCGTACGCCGGGAGTTCCAGACCCATGGCGGCGAACCGGTCTGCCAGCCAGGCCCTCCGGTCCGGGCCGATGCCCACCAGCACCGTCTTTCGGGGGCGGTCGGCCGACGATCGCTGGGCCAAGCCCATGAGCACACCGGCCGCCGTGTTGCCGGACCCGAACGGCACCACCAGCGTCCCCACCCCGTCCGGCAGGTTCTCCGTCTGCCGGGCGGCGACCGCGTGGAAGTCCAGCAGCTCCTCGCGGGTGGCGGCGGGTGGGGTGGTGATGCCGTACTGGAGCCAGTACGCGGCGGGGTCGGTGGCGGCGAGCCTGCGCGCGTAGGACTGAAGCGCCGGGTTGTAGTCGACGGCCGCGAACTCCAGGCCCGCCCCGTGGTCCACGGCCATGCGGATGGACGGGTGCCGGATGGCTGTGGTGGGTTTGGTGCCGCCGACGACGACCGTGCAGCCGAGGCCGTGGCGCCGTGCGAGGACGGCGGCCATGGCGCTCTGCGGGGAGAGCACCGAGGCGGCGGAGATGACCCGCTTGGCGCCGGCGCGGGCGGCCCGGCCGATCAGGTGCTCGCAGGCGCGCAGCTTGGAGCCGTTGACGCCGACAGGCAGCGCGGCGAGGTCTTCCCGCTTGTAGAGACGGCCGCCCCGGTTCTCCACCGGGCTGAGCCAGGAGTTCAGATCCACGCACGCTCCCTCTGGCCGAGCAGCCCGTCCCGTACCAACCGGTCGAAACCGTTGGTGAAGCAAGGCCAGTCGTCCGCCATGCCGATGACCTGACCGGTGGTCCGGTACCAGTTCTGTTTGACCGGCACGCAGCCGGGGTCCCCGGGGTTGTCCTCCAGCCGCAGCCGGGCGGGCAGCGCCTCTCGGCGGGCGTCCCAGATGACGCCGAACCGCCGGCCGAACCGGTTCTCCGCACGCACCAGCCGGTCATGCAGCATGTCGTTGTAGACGCCGGGGTAGCGACGGTTCGGTTTGTGCCAGCTCTTGTACGTGCACAGTGCCGACTCCAGCGACAGATAGCCGACCGTGCGGTCCCCTGGGACCCGGCGTCGCGCCTCGGCCAGCAAACCGTAGCCGACGGACGCCAGTTCGCTGAGCACGTCCGGGGTGTAGCCGAACGCGGGGTCCCCGAGCTGCTTGTCAGCGATCCACTCGTCCCGGCCGGCGACGAGGGCGAGGCCGTTGCGGTGGCTGCGGGAGCCGGGGATGTCCGTGAGCAGCAGCGTGTCAGCGTCCGGGGCTCCGCACTCCAGGATGCGCAGGTATTCCAGGTAGCTCCAGGTGGACAGCCGGCCCATGGTCGGTATCGCGGCGGCGGCGTCCCACCACGCGCCCCACTCGTGCGGCAGCCGGAAGTACCGGGCCTGTGCGTCCGGCCCCGGGCCGGTCAGCCGCCGATACCCGTCCACCGCGTCCGCGAACCGGGCCTTGTGGTACCGGCGGTCGGTGTCCCACTCCAGCTCGCGGTAGTGCCCCCGCCAGAACTCCACGGCCCCGTCCGCGTCGCCGGGGCGCGATGCGGCCTGCATGAGCAGCAGCGTGGTGACAGGGTTCTGCGTGTTGGCGTTGAGGAACGCCGCCCAGAATCGTTGCTCGGTGTCCCAGTCGAGTGCGTCGGCAAGGTGCGGCAGCGCGTAGTGCACTCCCCCAGGGAACGAGCGGTGACGCACCGACCACTCGTAGAACCGCAGGAACACCTCCCGCCGGTACTGCGGTAGCCGGAAGTCGAGACCGGCCGTCAGTGTGTCGCTCACTCCTCGGCCCCGGGGTTGTAGACGGCTTCCCCCCGGCTCAGGCAGTCCGCGAGGGTCAGTCCCGCGTCCGCGCCGTCCATGACCGCGACGGCCACCCGGGCCGCCCGCAGCACGACCTCGCTCTGCGTCATCGCGCCGAAGTGCTCGCGCAGCGCCATGATGCAGCGGCCCAGCTCGTCGGCCTCGGCGTTGGGCATGGCGAGGAAGATGTCCCGCACACCGCGCGACTCGTACGGCTGGCTGTTCTCGCCACCGAGGCGGTCCACCCGGGCCTTCCGCTCCTCGGGGTCGTCGTTGTACTCGGCGACTGCCGGGCGGGTGTACTCGACGACCTCTTCCTCCTCGTACCTCGCCAGCAGTGAGTCGGCTTCCTCGTCGGTGTAGCCGGTGCCGACCGGGCCGCCGTCCAGCGAGGCGAGCAGCGCGGCCAGCGCCTCGTCGTCGTAGGAACCGTCGTCGGCCGCCTTGTTGTCCACCAGGTTGATGCGCGTGGCGGTGGCGTCGTCGCATTCGATGAGGTGGGAGAGGGCTGTCGGGTCGTCCGCCTCCACGTTGACGCAGAGTTGGCACGGGCGGTCGTTGGCCAGCTCCCAGTCCCGGCAGTCCTCGCGGTCGGACTCCTCGTGCCGCAGCAGCGCCAGATACGTGTGGTTCCCGGCGAGGATCGTCAGCGTCTCGCCGTGCCGGCGAACGGTGAGCGGCTTGTACTGCCCGTTCGCGCGCAGCGATTCGAGGATCGCGTCCACGTCGCCGCGCCGGGCGTTGCCAGGGAACGGTGTGAGGTCTTCCAGGGGGACCCGCTCGGTCCCGACGGTCGTGGTCATCGCTACCCCTTCACCCGGTCGGCGGACGCGGCGATGTTAAGACGGCGAAGGGCCATGATCGTTCCGGAGACGCGACGAAGCCCCGGGCCGGGAGGGCTCCGGGGCTTCGTCGGTGGTGAGCGGCGGTCAGTGACAGGTGGAGCGCTTGGTCCGGCCGGTCTTCCGCCAAGGGTCCAGCAGTGCGACGACGGCCCGCAGGGCCTGCCGCATGGACGGGGCGTCGGGGTCCTCGAACCTCCCCGCCTTGCGCAGGGGGTAGTTGTCCTGCGCCTGGTCGCCTGTCCTCGGCGGGAACTCCGTCCGGGTGCCCTCGGGCCCCAGCTCCCCCAGCGCCGTCTCGGCCCGGCTCAGCACGGTGCGCACGGACGTCAGCGCCTCACCGCTGTCCCGGCCCCGGTCCGCCGACGCTCCGCCCACCTCGGTCACGGTGACGCGGGGGCAGTCGTCGTGGTCCTCGACCGCGCCCACGATCCAGTCCGTGGACACCCGGGCCAGCTCGTCGTCGCTGTAGTAGTGCTCGTCCGGCCGGGGCGCGTCCGGCCCGTTCCAGACGATGTCCACGACCAGCCGCGTGCGTCGCTCAGCCATCGGTCCCCACTCCCTCCGCCTTGCATCCGCAGGTGCGCGCGGGGCCCGGCCCGTCCGGCATCGTGAGTGCCGGGCACTCCGTGCCCTGGTGGACGAGGTGCCCGCACCCACGGCAGACAGCCGACTGCTCCGACACCGACCGGATGTCGACGACCGGGGCGCCGGCCATGAACCGCAGCAGTTCCGCCTTGCAGCCGGGGCACAGCTCCCGGTCCCACGCCGAACCGTCCTCGGCCGGGAGCCGGGACCGTGTCCAGCCGTCCGGCAGCTCGGGACGCGCCGTCGGGATGCCGGGGCCCACGGTCCCGGCGAACAGCATCACGCTGGACGTCTGTTCCTGGAACCCGCAGCGGTCGCACTCCAGGTGGACGCTCACGCGTCGGCCCTCGCTTCCCCGGTCCGCCGGCCGGCCGCACGGTCCGCCTCGCGCCGGGCGTGCTCCGAGTCGTCGTAGGTGACGCGCAGGCCGTCGTCGTCCACCGTCGTCCGGCTGCTGAGGCACAGCGCGACGTCCTCGGGCTTCAACCGGGTCCGGGTGACCGACGTGATCTCCAGCGCCGTCGCCACGTCGTCGCCGTACAGCACGACGAACTTGCCGCCTCGCCTCATCGCCTTGTCGTAGTACGCGGCCGGCTTGCGCCCCAGCGCCCGCTTCAGCCGGTCGGCCGCCCGGTGGGAGTTGACCGCCAGCACGGTGCCGACCGGCTCGGGCGGGACGACCAGCAGCACGCGGGCGCCGTCCGGGATCTCCTGCGACTCCGTACGGCCGTCGTGGCCCCGGCAGGTGGTGTCGTTGCCGTCCCGGGCCGTGACGGTCCACGCGGTGCCGCCGGGCGGCTCGCAGCCCATGGCGGGGCGCACGCGTCCGTCCCGGCCCGTGAAGTACGCCGTGAACGCGCCCAGGCCGGACACGAACGTGTCGCCGACCGCCAGTTCCCGGGCAGGCCTGTCGCGCAGGTCGCTCCAGTCGTAGCCGTGACCCTTGTCGTTGCTCATTCCTCGTTCCTCGCTTCCTTGGTCGGGGTGGCGCAGGGGCACCGACCCCATCGGTCGTTCGTCACGGTCCATCGCTTGTCGCCGCACCGCCAGCAGGCGGGCAGGCCCCGGGTCGCGCGGCACAGGCCGCAGAACGCCCGGGACGGGTCCATCCGCGCGCAGGCGGTGCAGTCGGTTGGCGAGGCCGCGATACGCGTGTGCGCCAGCCGCGTTGTCACGCAGCGTCCTCCGCCGGTACCGGGTTGGCCTCGACGACGGCCCGGATGGCCTCGACGACGGCCCGGATGGCCTTGAGGGACGGGGTGTCGTGCGGGGCCGGGCGGTCCGGGGTGACGCTCAGCCCGAACTGGGTCCGGCGGGCGACGCCAGGGGCGACGAAGTACGTCAGGTCGTACTGCCAGCGCCGGCCCTCGTCGGCCGCCCGGCCCACCCGGAGATTCAGGGCGAAGCCGTCGTCGCGCGGCGCCCACGCCTGCTGCGTGGTCCAGCCGTTGGCCTCGGCGAGCGCGAACAGGCCGGCGACCGGCTTCGGCAGTGCGTAGCCCTCGGGCGCCGTGTCCGTGATGCCCGCCCGGAGCCTGCGCTCCGTGGTGTCCCGTGCGTGCTTCTCGGCCGGGGTCAGGACGTTGTCGCGTTCCAGGGCTGCGTCCAGGGTGGCGGTCCGGCCGCTGTAACGGCAGGTCCACCCGATGCCGGTTGCGTCCCGGATCGCCGGACGGCGCTGGCCGTCGATGTCCCACGTCGACTTCGGCTCGTGCGTGCCCAGCGTGCCGCCACGGTCGACGCGCGCCGTGTTGCCGCACGGGCACATGGCCTCGACGCAGCGCAGCAGCTCGGACCACAGGTTCGGCAGGAGTATCGCCGGGTCGTGCTTCGCCCCGGTGGCCAGGGCTTCCAGTGTCGTCGTCATGGTCAGGCCTCCGTCCGCTGCACTCGGGCTGCCTCGGCCTCGGCGTGCACCATGGCGCGGTAGATCTCGTAGGCGTCCGCGAAGGTGTCGGTGCGGCCCTCCCCGAGGTACCACCGGGCGAAGCCCTTGCCGACGAAGATGCCGCTGCGTTCGGCCCACCGCTCGATGCGGGCCGGCGACGTCAGCCACACGGCGTGCGCCGCCGCGTAGTCGCCGTTCCGACCGGTATTCCCGCACCACTCGGGGAACCCGTCGCGGGTGTTCTTCCCGGCGCCCTCGGCCCACCGACGGGCCGCGTCGATGTCCCGCTGGCGCTCGGCGGCTTCCTTCTGGAAGTAGTCCATGGCCCTGCCTTCCTCGACTCCTTGGTCAGTGAACCGGGCCGCCGGTGAATCGCCGAACGACCCGGACCACTCGATTTAATTAAACCACTGTCGACGGTGCCGGGACAACCCCTCGGAGCCGTCCCGGCGCCCGTTCACGGGTGGGCCGCCAGCCGCAGCCGCTCGCCGCCGCGCTCGCGGATGCGGCGTACCGCCTCGGCGTCACGCACCGGAAGGAACGAGTCCCCGAGGCACGGCCCGACGCCGAGGTGCGAGTACGCCGGGCCGGCGTGCAACCGGACCAGCCACACCACCCGGCCGCACGCCGGGCACATCTCCGTTCCGATCACCATGTCAGTCACGGCGCTCAGTCCTTCGCGTAGCAGGCGTCCCACGACCGGGCCGCCTTGCTCGCACCGGCCGTGATCGGCACGCCCTTGAACTCGAACGTGAACGCCTCCAGCACGGCCTCCCGGACGCCGTCCACCAGGTGCTCGGGGACGCTCAGGACCACCTCGTCGTGGACGACGCAGCGCAGCCACTCCAGGGCCTCGGGCAGCATGTCGGTCAGGCGCAGCAGGCCCGTGCACATGATGTCCCGGGCGCCGCCCTGGCCCATGAGCGCGGGCGCCTGCGTCCACGCGCGGTCCGGGTTGCAGCGCATGAGCCGGCCGAACCCGTTGTCGAGCATCTGTCCGGCCGCGCCCCGCTCGCGCACCTCGTTCCGCCAGGCGCACAGCACCGGGTACTGGGCGTTCATCTGGTCGTCGAACTTCTGCGCCAGCTCCATCTCCACACCGGAGTTGGCGATGCCCTTCACACCCATGCCGTAGTTCCAGCCGTGGCCGATGCGCTTGGCGTTGTCGCGCCACTCGCCGTCGGCCCGGCCGAACACTGCCTCGGCGATCATGCTGTGCGCGTCGGCTCCGGGCGCGAAGTTCTGCATGTACGCCGGGTCCTGGCAGTGGCCGGCGATGGCGCGCATGTCGACCTGGTCCATGTCGAAACAGATCAGCAGGTGTCCGTCGTCGGCGATGAGCGGGCGGCGCTGGCCCACCTTGCCGCCACGCTTGCCGATGTTGGTCACCGACGGGCGGACGTACGCCCACCGGCCCGACCCCTGAAGGTCACCGACCTGCGGGTGGACCCGGTCGCCGACGAGGTGGTCCAGGATCTCCTGGTACTTCTGGACCGTGGAGGTCACGGTGACGATGTGGCCGCACATCTCGCGCAGCGCGTCCACGTCGGCGCCGCCCTCGGCGAAGGTGCGCAGCACGTTGGGGTTGAGCATCGCCGGGACCGTCCGGGCGTTCGCGCCCTTGCCCACCATGTACGACGACTCGCCCAGCGCATCCTTGTTGAGGCTGATCAGTCCGGAGGCCGTCTTGGGGTAGAAGTTGGCGCCCCGGTCGGCGAACGCGGCGATGACCGCCCCACGGCCCTCGGTGGTGGACAGCGGCGACTTCACCGGCTCGTCGGTGAACACCCTGTTCTTGCCCCGGCCCTTGCCGACGGAGCGGGTCAGCGGCACGCCGCAGTTCTCGTGCAGCCACTCCAGCGACTCCTGCCGCTTGTCCGCCTCCGCCTGCACCATCTCGCGCAGGACGGGGACGTCCACCTTCCACCCGGTCAGGGTCGGCCGGTGCTGGATGTGCGCCACGCGCATCTCACGCCTGACGTAGTCCGTCGGCTCGCCCAGGGCGCGCCGCACGCCCCGGGTCGCCTTCAGGTCGCCGCTGAAGTAGGCGCGGTACTCCGGGTCGTCGGCGGGGATACGTCCGAAACCGATCTCCAACCGCTCCTCGGTGCTCAGCTTGCGCCCGTCGATCTCCTCGGGGGCGTGCTTGAGGGCGAGGGCCTTCAGGTCGTCGGTCTTGCCCGACATGCCGAGCCGGGCGGCGAGGCCGTCCAGACCGTAATAGCCCTTGGCCGCCCACGGCTTCTCGTGCGCGGCGCCGGGCGGGTCGATGGTCTGCGCCCACCGCAGGGTGTCCACCGTCTTGGCGGCCAGCTTGTCGTAGTCGGCGCCGTGGTGGCGGGCGAGGGCCATCAGGTCGAACCCGAGCAGGTTGTGACCGTAGATCTCGTCCGCGTCCTCCAGGCGCCGGATCAGCTCGTCCACGGAGTTGACGACGACCTCGGTCCCGTCCTCGGTGACGTAGCCGGACAGCCGGGTGTACGGGTCGCCGCCGATGTCCTTGTGAACGAACAGTCGCTTGGCGCTGTGCGACTCGATGTCGAACCCGACGGACCCGCCGGCGCGCGGGGGCACGGTCTCGGCGGCCGGCGGCGGGGACGGGGCGGGGACGGTGGCCACGGGCGCGTGATCGGCTTCCGCTTCCGCGAACGGATCACCTCCGAAAGGGTCCCCTCCGGGGGCGGTTCGAGGGCCGGTACCGTCGGTACCGTGTTCTCCTGTTCCTCCTATACGAGGGCCGATTTCATTGTTAACGGGAGAAGAGGGTACCGACGGTACCGGGTTGTCCTCACCCTCGCTGAGCTGGCCGTTTCCGTTCGGGTCCTGGAACCGGATTCCCAGCCACGCGTAGTACGGATTGGGTACGGCGAGCCCCGGGTCCAGCGTGGACCGCCCTTCGCGGGTCTTGATCCGCTTCCGGGCGACCCCGTTCCGCGAGCACTCGTCGTGGCTTCCGAATCGGGCGGTGAACGTCCTGTCCGTCCACTCCCGGTGGCCCTTGTCGGCCAGGTACTTGTTGAACGCCTCGCGCAGCTCCGGGGCGTAGATGTGGGAGTCCCAGTCGAACTCCAGGACGTCCCCGATGAAGGACAGCACCAGGTCCGACTCCCGGCGCCACTCCAGGGTGGCCTCCGCCACTTCCGCCGGCGGCGGGGGCAGGATCATGTCGGCCGCGTACCACTTGCGGGCCCCGTCCACCAGCCACGCCAGGACGGCCTCAGTGACCCGCTCGTCGGTCTTCACCCGCTGGCGCAGGTTCAGGTCCCCCGGCCGGTCGTTGGGCCCCGTGCACGCCTCCCACGGCTTGCAGTACTTGTACGGGAAGACGAGCATGGCCAGCCGGCGCCACGTGCCGTGATCGGACTCCTCCACCAGCGGCTTGTGGTTCGTGTTGATGATCAGCGTGTGCGTCGTGGAGAAGGTGACGCTGTCCTGCCGCATCTTGCGGGCCGTGATCTGGTCGGTGCCCGCCAACTTTTTCGCCCGGTTGACGTCCAGGCGCTTGGCCTCCGGTGTCTCCTCCAGCACCGCGAGGCGAGCGCCCATGAAGTCCATCATCTCGGTGGGGTGGTTGTCGCTCGCGTTGCCGAGCAGCGCCCGGTCGGCGACAGCCGTGTGGTAGCCGCCGCGCTTGCCGGCCGACTTGGCGATGGCGTCCATGACGGTAGAGTTGTGCGTGGGGACCAGGTCCCGGCCGGCGAGGTACAGGGCGTCCTCGCGGTCCACAGTGATGCAGCGCACCGGCCTGGAGTCCACCCTCTCGATGGCCGCGATGCTCGGCGCCGAGGTGCGCACGCGCGGGCGGGAGGCGCTGATGCGGCCGGCCTTGCGGGCCAGCCGGAAGGGGTTCAACCCATCAGGACCCGGCGTCCACGTGACCATCCACTTCGGACCGACGGCAACGCCTTTCAGGGTCGCCACGGACTCCTTTACCGTCGCCTTCCACCCCAGCGACCGCGCCAGGTACAGCACCCCGTCTGCCAGACACTTGCGGGTGGACGTGAACACGGCCTGACCCTGCCCCGCAGACGCGAAGCCGTCGGTGTCCATGAGTCCCTGAAGCAGCGCCAGGCGCTGCTCCTGGGACCCGGCCAGGTACTGCTCCGGGATGTGCTTGTTGTTCAGCACGCCCAGGGACCGGAGCTGTTCGGTGATGGACTGGCCGTTGCGCTTGCCACGACCGCCCCCGTCCCCGAGAGCCCACGCGTACGGGGTGTTCTGCCTTCGCACCGGGATGCCGGCTGCCCGGATCTCCTCGACGATCTGAACGTCGTCGGGGTGGCAGGTGAGGCGGTTACCCGCGCTCTCCCCGTCCCCCAGCCAGGCACCGAGCACGTAGGGGTCAAACGGCAGATCAACTGGCTTGGACTGGATCGGCTGCTGTTCGGGCAGCCGGAACCGAAGCCCCGCGCGGCCCCCTCCCGTACGGGCGTAGACGCCCCGCTGGACCATCTGTTCGGTGGTCAGCGTGACCCACCGTGGCCTGTTGAGCTTGCTCGTCCCCTTGCTCAGCCGGACGGTCCACAGGTGGTCCGCGTCAGCCACGACGGACCGTCCGTCGGTCGTGGTCACCCGGTAGCAGCGGCGTCCGTGCAGGACGTCGAACGCGTGCGTGACCTTTGTGGGCTGCCCGTCCGGGCCGTACACCTCGTCACCGGCCACGAGGTCGC